TTACATAACAAACACTTCTTGTATATTACTAAGCGTCTTAGCACCTATACCTTTTATGTTTTTTAAAATATCCAGATCAAGCTTGCCTTCACGAACTCGTGCTTTAACAATTTCTTTAGCGATTGTTCTATTTATATTTAACAATGCTTCCAGTTCATCTAAAGTAGCTTTATTGATATCAGGCTTAGATACAGAGGTTTTGGTATTTGACATATACTCAAGCAAATCCGCCACTACTAAATACGTGTGAAATACTGACTTTACAGCTTCAATCCGATCTAACTCGGCATGAACACCTTTATTTGTTAACTTATTAACTTTATCTAACCATGATCCGAGAAAATCTATATGTGCTTTGGCAAGGTCTTTATTACTATCAGACTGAATAGCCCCATCCATAAATGCCCAAAGGCGGTTTACGTATTGACCTTGCCCAACGGCCCGACCATTAAATTTTTCCTTCGATGCCGGATAAAGTTCATCAGCCAACCCTTCTAGAAGCCTACGACATGTAGTTAAAGCTTGAGACCATTCTTCTTCTTTATCTGAAGAAATAGCTTTAAATGCCAACATTAGTTGTTCTGCGATCACTGGATTTAGATCTAATAATTTATCATCAACAGCATTTTTCAATACATCAAAACAGTTGCTGACAGTACCTGAAAATTTTAGTTGATTATATATTTGCGATGCTAATTCATGTGCTTTTTTTCTAACATAATTGATATGTTGATTTAAACTATTCTTATAATACGTTCCGTCATTGCCTTGTTTTTTTCTTACAAGATCGGCATATTTCTCTTCAATAAACCCAATGTTATTATATCCACCACCACTTTCAATATTTTTTAATGTGAGTTCTTCATCTGAATAATGTATATTAGCCTTAACTCCTAATTTGGCAAGTTCTTGTATTCGTTTGTCTAAATTTTCTTGGAAAGATTTATTTTTTGTATTTTCAGCCTCAATAACAAACTTAAGCAATTCAGTTATTGGCTTTGTATATTTAGTATCACCTAATTGAATAGCACACCATATCTTTTTATCATCATCATTGATGATATCCGAAGTCCGCTGTAGTTTTTGTATAGCCGATAACAAAGAACCTTTTGGTGACTCGAGTTCTTTAAGTGTTTCTTCAATGAGCTGTAATGCTACTTTCTTGTGTGGCATGTGAATCATCCTTCAACTTATAGCTTCGTAATCATTAAGTGGTAGATTGTTGCTTTTAAACTAAAAATGAAACTCTGGTGGCTCAGCCATTTTAATACCACCAATACGTATGGGCAGCTCACCTTCTCGTTGGCACAGGTTCTTAATAGATTGCCACTCCTCAGCTTCTGTTTCCATGTGAGCAGCGACCGAATCAAAAGCACCTTCGGCTACGACTATAGTAGGTTCTTTATCTGTTTCATTGCCATTCGAATCCACTTTTGGTACTTCGGCCAGTTCTTCTTCCAGCCCAGCCAAACTCACTTTCAGTTCATCAAGACTACTGGCGGCGTCTATTGGCGCATAGAAGAACAGCCCACTGATGAAGATAGCTTCCATTACCTCACTGAAAGAAAACGAGGTATCGCCATAAACAAAGCAGCCATGCTTGGAACTCTTCACCCCTGATACATTCTTCTTCAACAGGCCGTCCTTTGCCGACGTCATCAACGCCTGTTTGCTATAGAGGATTACAGGAAGATTTTTAATTTCGTGAACATCACCGCTGATACTCCAGCGTTCTTTATCACCTTTAATGAAACCTGAAGCATCGCAGCTACTTTCTATGTCAAACTCATCAGTCGGGAACCGCTCACGATTAAAATAGGTCGAAAAATCTTCCCCTTCTTCCATATCCTGACGCTTGTAAGCGCGATAAACCGAGCTACGACGGTCAATCCCAATCCATTCAATATCCCATGTCGTTGGCCCGGACGGTTTTCTTACCTCATCTATATAAGCACCAACATCTCTGTCCAGATAAGCTGCTAACAGTGCCTTCCACAGTTCTATTGCCAGAAAGATACTTGCCAGCGATGTTCCTTCTTCAATCAGAACAGTATGGTGGAAGAAGCGAAGAAGAAAGAAGGGATCGGTATTGGCTATCGTGTTCTGGATGGATAGCAATGGAACCGCCGAGGTTTCATCGTAATCGGACTGAAACCGCAGTATTGCATCGGAACAAAAAATTAATTTACCTTCCATCGCTCATCGCCTCCTGACGCTATCAGACAACGCATTTTACCAGAACACTACCACTTACCGCATTCGACTTTAACCTGACCCATGTTCGTTGATAGCTCTGGATATATATTCAACCCAAAAGCATTGACCTTATGGATAACATCACAATATCTGAAACTGATAACTCAGATTATAACATCTGTGATTTTATAGTTTCTTCACTCATTTGTGTGAGTTCTGAAACCAAGCGAATATAAGTATTTTTCAACCTATCTTTATCGCAACGACTTACAGACTCCGATAACAGATAATGGCTATAATTATTGACATAAATATCATTGTCATTTTCAATGAGTGAGTTTTATTCCATGTTCAGTATCTTCTACTTTGTTTACAATACAGATCATAAATGGTGTTTTCTCATAGGGATGAAAGAGTGTTATCATTTTAATATTTTTCATTTTATTTTTTACTTTTTTATTACTATTTAATACAACATCGCGATCGTGAAAATCAAATTTATTTATTTTTTAACCATGATTTTCCCTCTTATTTTTAAACTACTTTTGAAAAAATCTTTATCTCTGTGCTGACGCACGGCTACGCCCTGACGCTGACATTTTTATTTTATTCATCTCCTGTCTGTTAAATAAAAAGAAAAGCACTCGATCATTGTTTGATCTCTTTTCCTCATGATGCTGAATTTAGATCCTATGTTTAAACATAGTTTTTCCCTTTAGACATATAGCATTTGCTCTTAAACGTATAGGAAAACTACATCCTTGGTAGCAGCGCTTCGTGATTGTTGCGAACAATCACTCTGCTGAACAGGGCTTGCCCCTGTTAATATTGGATTTATCCAAAAAAGATCGCGTCGTAGACGCATATAAAGTTAAAGTAAAATTAATCAAGCAGTCCCGATAGTAGCAGCGGTTCATGATTGTAGAAAACAATCACTTCGCTGTAATAACATAGTAGGAAAAATAACACAGATAACACCACTGGTGCCATTTTGATAAGGCACCAATCAACTAAAGAGAAGAACTATTTTCAATATTACATTCTTTAAAATGTCATCCAAAGCTTCGCTATTTGAATAATGAAGAAGAAAAATGCTCTCAAGCCAGCTATAGCTTAAAACAAAGTACGCACTCTTGGGAGTTAAAGTCCCGAATCCCGGTACTTAAGTTGATAACTATTCTCAAATAAAAATAATAAAGTGTTATTGTATATATTCTGTAGCACTACAATTTTTATACGTAAAAACATCAAGTGTTAGTTATTTTAAAAAATATAAACTTTAAGTATTGACTTGCACACAAAATATAGTATCTACTTAAATGTATAACTAAAAAAATAAAGGAGTAAATACCATGATAGAAAATAAGATACAAACTGAAGTAAAGAAATCAAGAAGAGGTCTCCCACGTCATACTAAAAACCCATTTCTTAATGATACAAGTCTACATACAAAAACTGGCGTCAGACGTATTACTACAGGAAAAGATCGATTAGCATTAGTTAATGAGAGTACGGGAGAACAAGTTGGTAATGGTGGTTTCTTTCAGTCTATGGAAGTAGACAAGACACAGTTTGTGAAGCTTTATGTGGATGGCGTATCAGCTATTGAGGGTTTATCCTCATCCGGTAAGAAAGTATTCAAGATACTGTATCTTGCTATCAGAGATAATAAAGATACAGATACGATATTAATGTCATTCGATATTGTTGATCAAGATATCGTGAAAATATCAAGAACTACTTATTTCAAAGGTATGAAAGAACTTGCTGACAAGAAATTTATTGCTGAGACCATGATACAGAACTATTATTTTATTAATCCAGACTATATGTTTAATGGTGATCGTTTAACTTTCATGAAAACTTATTACTTGAAGGACAAAAAAACTAAAACTAAAGAGAACAAAATTAATTGCCAAGGCAAAACACAGTAGTTTCAAGAAAGAGATTTTCTCAAGCAACTCCTATCTGAATGATAACTCCATAAAGCCAATGCATTTTAACAAACTCCCACCCTACTATAAAAATTGTATAGGGTGATTAAAAAATGAAGCGAAATCGAATGAGAAAACGTTTTTTATATACCAGTTTACAAACTCATATCTTGGAGAGCTGCTTTTTATCATTGCTGACATATCAATTATATTATGTGTTGATCTACGTAGTTCTGATATATAGAGAACAAAATCAACATGTTCATAATGTGGATTTTCAACAAGAAAATTAAGTTCTGCCATTACATATTCAGATTCATAAGGCATTATCGATTCATTAAGAATAACAAGTCCACCGACTGCTCTAGGAATATTTAAAGATTCCTTTGTTGCTCTAATCTGTCTATTGGAGGTTGCTACAAGATCTTTTATATTTCTATAAGCATAATCCATTATCTTTTTTCTGAAAGCATCTGAGTCGGGGTGTTTTTGAATCAATTCCTCAATATGAACCCTACCGAACCAACTTCTTTTAAGCCATTCATCAGTCTTAGCTAGCTCATTAATTTTTTCATTTATTAAATCAGTTCTGTCATTTGTGAGTAATTTTTGCTCTAAAATAACATCGTTATTAAATAACAAATAATCTGCCATTTTCGAACTAGAGCCATCGTCTTTTTTGAAATCATCCTTCATATCGTCCAATACTATATTATTTTTCTTAGATCGAATAAAATCAAGAAACCTTTTATCTATAGAATCCATCTTTCCTACCTTCAGTTTTATTTCATCGTCCCGAGCCTGATGATACACCATGTCATTTGTCTCTTACAACATTATTAATGTATTAAGCATGGCCATAATAAACAACAAAAAAACATTGGCGAGACAAATCAACAGAAATAAACATTGCTGCAAACGGTTAATTTGACACTTACACCATATCTCGTAATATAAATATATCCACTATTTTATCCACGAGGTTTTATATGAGAAAAGTAAAAACAGACAACAGTGATTTAATCGAATATGTAAATACAGTTAAAGAACTAAAAAATCACATTCCAATAGAAGAATACAGAAATGAATATCGTAAACTGCGTTCTGATGATATTCCATTGGTTAAGGCGCAAAAATTTAAATCTGCCCATACCGAAGTTCGCAGGTTGGAAAAAAAGAGAGAATCTCTTATTGAATACTTTATTGACGAGTTAAATCCCATCAGCAGTTCAAAAGCTAACACATCAGCAAGATCAACTGGTAATCTCGATTTATTTAACGAACGCGTGTTATACCGTAAGGCCATTTCAGAAAAGAGCGATGAAGAAATAGTAGCCTTGGTCATAAAACAACGTACAGAAGCCGCTGTTGAGTTCCAACGTTCAATTGAACAGAGTCTTGAGCAACTATCTCGTATCTCGTCAGAGTTCGAACCATCAAACCAAAAGCGCAGGAAAATGTCTCTTTAAAACGACTCTATGCTATTCGTGTGAAATGTGATGTATTAGATTGCTTATGCAATAATGTTTACTATATTATTTACTGACTGTTTTTTTTTGATTTTTCCAACAGCACCGTAAGCATTATTTTTATTAATCGCCTATTTTAAAACACCGGATGACATACTATGAGTGAAGCTCTTAAGGCACTGAACAATATTCGTACACTTCGCGCACAGGCTCGTGAAACAGATCTGGCAACTCTGGAAGAGATGCTGGAAAAACTCACCACAATCGTTGAAGATCGCCGTGAGGAAGAAAATTCAGCCCGTAAAGAACAAGAAGAACGTCAGGCTAAACTGGAAGCCTTCCGCCAGAAATTGTTAGAAGACGGTATCGATCCTACAGAACTACTCGCTTCAGTTGGTTCATCCCAGCCTAAAACCAAATCAACTCGTGCTCCTCGTCCTGCTAAATACAAATATACAGATGAAAACGGTAATGAGCAGACTTGGACGGGTCAGGGCCGTACTCCTAAAGCAATCGCCGCTGCTATCGAAGCTGGTAAGACACTGGAAGACTTTGCTATCTAACCGCTACAGCATATCCGGGCTTCACTGTTCTCAAGATAACAGGCCCGGAAAATATTCGATTATTCATCCAAGACTATCCCAGTCTGGCAGGTTGTTAACGACCTTTCGCCACCAATGATACGCAGCCATAAGAACACCAAAACAAATACCTGCGACGACGCTTGAGACAAATGCAGTGCCCGGTTGTATCCCTGTATCCTTCCAAGTAAAAAACCACATACAGATCCCCCATGCCGGACCAAACCATCCACCCATCAACAAAGTGATTTGCCAGAATGAGGCAAAAGGTAGCGGTGGTATCTTGAGTCCAGCTTTCCATGCGAGGTGTAGCAAAGGAGGGGCATAATTACTTCGCCACATCCTCTTGCTTTCCATGATGGCAATAGCGTGTTTCTTTTTAGCTTCAAAGCCCATAAGGTTCCTTCCAGATCCACCTTTACTCATCTATCTATCGATAAAAAGCCACAATAGACAATAATGATTATCAATTCCATGTATGTAAGTCAAAAATAACTCAAATAGTCATTCCTTTAGATCTTCTGGTGAAACCCGGTCACATGCCATTTTCTCAAGCATTCTTTGTAATCTTTTCATTTTCAACTTATGTGCTTTTTTCTCACCAATCTCCTGATAGTATTCTTCACGACGTTCGTTGACCACGCTCCTGAATTTTTTCAAAAGCTGTTCAAGTGTTTTGATGTCGGTAGTTGCGGCTTCCACTTGGATTTTTTTATACATATACATCACATGAAATTCATCAATCATTTTTTGCTCCTTGGATAGAAAAATAATATTTGTTATCAGCCCCAAGAAGGGGCCGATAGACCTCAGAACATATCAACATATTGATTCCGCCAGAACCGTATAATGCATTTTGGCTAATGCCTGCTTAACCCCTTTAAAATCCACTTCAGACAGTTTTCCAGCAGCGTTCTTTTTCCATGCTTTTTTCAGAAGATGTTTCTCAGCATTCCTCATCGCCAGATCGATTAGCTTACAAACAAACTCATGATCCATTACATGCGTTATAATCATATTGCTGGTCGTTTTATCCTTTGAGTTAAAAAGCTCCGCATAGATATGCAAGGACACAACATAAAAGATTTCAGTGTTTTTATTTTTAAATGTATTCATTTTTATTTCCTCTTTAGTTTAATATTGGAATAGCAAAATATTTGTATGAGCATTAGCGGTATACACACTTATAGACAATCCAAAGCTGACGAAGGTGTTGCTTTACCTTACAGTGGTTTACTTCTCCATAAATCCGATTCCTTTTGCCTTCTTCTGTGTCATCGTAAAAATGATATCGCGTTTTTTTAATGATACTTTCCATAATGTCATTCATATTGTATTTATTGTTGAGAAAATAATAAAAATCATCTGGTGCATTCCGCCGTAATCCGTCCATATAGTTCCTGAAATAACATTCGGCTTGTTCAATAAACTCTTTTATCGTAATAAGTTCTATCTTCATATTTTTCTCCATTATTGTTTAGGGTAATAAGATGCCCTGTGCGAACAGATATTTGTTCGACACGAGATCTTGTTTCTTTTTTTATGCAGCGTTCTGGCGTGAGTGTCGAATAGTCACTTCAATCCATTCATCAATCTCACTTTCAACAAAAGCGACACACCTCGGACCTATTTTTACTCTGTCAGGAAAGTTTCCTTCCTTAATACGCTCATATAAAGTCGTGCGACTAAATCCCACTCGATTTAAAACATCAGGAACGCGGATAAATCGTTTTACGCTGGTTTCAATATTTTCTTTCATTGTCTGCCCTCTATTATTGTAAGTAATCTCTATGAGATTTCGCTTTTCTCTATGTTGTTTCGACGTGAACAATGATAGCGATTTTGCTTATGGTAATTTAGGGACGTTCAAAGAAGTTTTTTTTGAAAAATTCGAAGGGGCACGGATGGAAAGATAACGGTTAACACTGGATGCGATCACGTTCGCACGGAGCGAACGTAACCCTTTTTACTTGGCTTATTTTTTCTTATTCCTGTCGTCTTCTACATGCTTTTCAACAGGGGAGTCTTTCAAGTGATTGTTTTCCATCATGTAATCTTCAAGCGATTTCAGATAGCTCGCATCCGTCAGAAAAGCCATTGCTAACGGGTAGTCCGTTGCCTTTAGCATTCCTTCATCACGATCGTTGTCGCTGTCCTCGTGAAGCAGCGAGGAAATCAGTGAAAGCGGGATTTTAATGCCGTTATCTTCTCCCCAGAAGATCAGGTCCATCATCGGGATAAGACGATATTCAATAATTTTTCTGAATGTGCTTTTCCCAAAACGATACTCTCTTGGCGCTGGAGACTTCATCTTAAGCTGTCTCTTCCATCGGGGGATCAACACTTTCAGATGTTCAATGATCTCTTCGGTTGATGCTTCTTCCAGATGAATATCGACAGTAATACGTGAAAGATTATTAAGGGATGTCTCTTTCAGATACTCGGACAGAAATTCAGACTGGCTTAACCCAGAGAGTTCAGGCGTGGCTTCGGTTAATGCCAGCGTTTTCGCATAAAATTGCGCGTGGCTTCGTGTCGTAGGATTTACTGCGTAGGTTCTGGCAAGCTCATGTCCAAGAGTAGCGGTATCACCACTGAAAAAGATTTCACCGCTGAGGATCTTGTTGCGGTAATCATCCAGCATTAATCGGTTAAAGGTAGGTATGGTGTTCCGGCTCAACAACATTCTGTAAGCCAAGATGCGCCGCTCAACCTCAACATAAAAATGCTGTAAGGTGAGTTTCTCTATCGCCTCATAGCGTTCAACATCAAACCATGCTTCCAGTGCTTTCCTGATTTCACTTCTTTTCATCCATCCTCCAACAATCCATTTCCTTTGATATATCTTCACAGGATCCGTTTGGAACAATTGAAGTTCAACTGTTTTGTCATCAGAGACGGGGGAATGGCTAAGTTGTTGTTAAGAGTGTGAACTCGAGAGCATAAAAGTGGATGCCCGACGCGCGGCAAAATGGTAAAAAACAGCATCAGTAGTAAGAAAAATTGAGCGAGAGAAAGGAATTTTAATGCAGGGATTTATGCATGACAAAATCAAAAATGCTTTGTAAGTGATTGATTTTGTTGAATGATTGGCGGAGAGAGGGGGATTTGAACCCCCGGTAGAGTTGCCCCTACTCCGGTTTTCGAGACCGATGATACAGAGTCGAAAAATCAAAGAGTTAAAAACTTTTCTTGGAATAAATGTCTTAAAATCGTACACGAAAAATCAATAAATTACATAACATTAAAGAAGAATATTCCAAGCCTTCTTGAGGCCACCACCTGTTTTCAGGTGTCATTCAGACGTGATTTACCCCAGATTGGGTAAGCACGCTTTTTTTCTCAGCTTATTCCGTTTTGCCTGTGTGTTGAATAATTCCACTGCAGTTATATAAAATCGGTAACGGCTGGAAATCATTCAATACTAGCACTATCGAAAGTTAACCAGCCAACCGCAGTATCCTGTCATGACAAGTTACTGCGGCTTTTTACTTTTTATATTTAACGGATCAACATCCAGATCAGCAGACACGCCACCACCGGCACAGCAAAATCCATCAGGCTTGCCACATCCCACGCGCGTGGATCAAAACCGCCCCACCACGGCATGTTAATCCGCTTGCCATGCCCGAACATTTCAATCCAGCGATATTCTGCCTGGGTGTGTTCACGCGCAATGAAGAACGTACAACCGGCTATCGCCCCGTAAGCCCAGTTTCCGGTAAAAAGACCAGCCAGCCCCTGTACCGCCACAGCACAAATTGCATGAAGTATCGGCGTGATATCCATCTGCTCCCCTTAAAACCACTCCCTGAGCGGGCGCTCTGGTGTAACCACCCACTCACGGAACACGGATTCATCAAAGCCATCGTCAAGAAGACGAATATTAACAAAGTACCCTTCGTCTCGCGTGTATTCAGGCTCCCCGTCAGCAGAAACACCTGACTCACTGAACGTAAAACCAATCTCATCAACCAGAACGGCATTCTGCAGCTCTTCGTCCTCTTCCCAGTTAAGTTTCCTGAGAAATGCCCTGAAATCTGCTTTATCACTGAAACGCAACGTGAAATCTCTCACTCCACAACCTCCCCAAGCTGCGCATCTGTTAGCTCTTTATGCCAGAGACGAAAATTCCTCACATGCCCAAATAAATGGCGTAATCCTGCTGTAGTTTGTCCACCAATGCGAATGGTTGCTGTACTCCGGATATATTCCCATTTGGTTTTAGTTTCGCTGCTTAACTTACCGTTACTGACTACACATGTGGACCGTTCGGACTTTACCCGCATACCAATAAGCATTTTTTCCAGCCCGGCATTTTCATTTATTCGTCGGTTTGAACCACCTATATCACAATACGGAAAACCGTCGTACCCACCTGATGAACCAAACCCCATTACGATCCCCGCATCTGCCTGATGCCGGTATGTGTCAAAAACACGCGGTGCTGCATTTGGCGTTTTATACCAGTTCTTATGTACCTCACAAAGAACCGTAAAAGGAAGATTATAAAGATTATTCTTAATCGGAACTGTAACCATATCGCTTGCCCGCGTTACCGGTGCCGTCCCCGTAACAATAAAAGATGATGCGCCTGTACCAGCCTCAATCTGTGGAGTGGTTACATCGAGATAATCCCCTGATGCAACCATCTGCCCTGTATCCGGAGAATACTGGACAAAACCACCAACCGTATTTTCTGTTGTATCTGCTTTTAATGTAGCCTCAAAAAATATCCAGCCAGTTGCATCATCCTTAACAGACCTTGCTGTAACACGGCTTGTCTGACCTGTCTTGCTAATTATGCGGGTGGTAAGGTTCAGGTTTGCTGCTCCTATTGATGTCCTTACCTCCCCATCATAATGTTCAAATAAAATACGAACGGCGATATTATCAACTTCACTTTTTACCCGACAGGATATAGTTACATGCTTTTCGTCCCCTGAAGTATCAACCCCTCCGGTACTCGAATACAGTCCGATAATGGTATGCGCTTTACTTGTACCAACAATCGAATCCTGTACGACAAACCGGCCATAATTAAACCCGAAACTATCTGTGCCTGTTTCTGTAACGTCCAGTGAAGTTGACTTATTCCACTTCGAAGGGTCTGTACTGTTCTGGAAGAAGTTCGTTCTTTGTCCCTCAATAAGCAGGCCATCACACTCAAATCGCGGCTCATTAATTTCCGCCGTTTTCAGTTCGCCAGATTTGTTGATATATGTTGCCGTTGATGCGCGACTGAAATTAATCTGTTTATCACTGGCAACCTGAACCACATTATCGCCAATCTTCACTTTTTTATAACCCGGAGAATAGCCCGTAATCATATCCAGCGAATCATTAAAGGGTATCCACACATCCGGCAGCGGCTGTAAAACATATCTGTACGGCTCTGCTGTCTGGTTTGCGTATTCTCTGGCAGCATCTTCACTTGCTTTTGCTGCCGTCTGGCTTGCTGCCGATGCTTTCGCCGAGTTCGCCGCCGCTGTTTCGCTCACCTTTGCGTTGGCTTCACTGTCTTTGGCATTCGTCTCACTGGTTTTCGCTGCCGTCTGGCTGGATTTTGCGTTTTTTTCGCTGGCCTTTGTGGCTGTCTCGCTATTTTTCGCGTTGGTTTCTGATTTTTTGGCTGCTGTCGCGGAGTTTGCCGATGCAGTCTGCGAGGCCGCTGCCGCCTGTGCGCTGTTAGCTGCATTCGTTTCTGAGGTTTTCGCCGCATTCTTCGATGAGGCTGCTGCCGTTTCGGATTTCTTTGCCGCCGCTGCACTCTGTGATGACGCTCCGGCATGACGTGCCACTTCATTCACCATCAGCTCAAAACGGCGCAGTGCCTCCGGACGGGCATCATCCTCCGTCATGGCACCGAGAAAATCATTCAGCGTACCTGGTCTGGAACCTTCATAGACGGTAATGGTCCCGGCATGTGAAGGTGGAAAACCTTCAACCAGCAGGGTGACGCTGTACTGGCCATACTCAACATCCATGCTGTAACGCCCGGCTTCATCCGGATTTTCAGAGGCCACCGTGTTCACCACCACCGTGCTGCTGGTCCGTCTGGCCTTCAGCACAATGGTGCAGTTCTGTACTGGTTTTCCTGTGCCATCTTTAAGCACGCCAGAAATTTTTACTGTCATACTTTTCCACCAATAAAAAAAGCCCGCAGCAGTGACGCCACGGGCTTCAGGACAGTGTAACTTTACGTTTCCTCAAACGCAGTTCACCCCATAAGGCGGATGAACCTGCGTATCATAACAATATTTACAGAAGATAAATCGGCGTCTGTTGTCAGAAACGGTATCCGATACCAACAATAAATGCATCCGTTCGCCAGTCGCCACTGCCGGAGCCTTCATAAGCAATATCAATGGTCACGGATTCGGTCGGGTTAAACTGCACGCCAGCTCCCCACGCCAGAGACGTGTTGCTGTGGCGATCGTCATCACTTCCGGTCAGCACATCGTGCGTTTTCCCCTTGTTGTCAGTTACGCGGAGATAATCCCCGGAGAACGTCGACACACGGCTGTAAGCCACACCTGCGATCGCATACGCGCTGAACCATTCATTCACGCGTACAGATGGCCCCGCCATCACGCTGAACCAGCGGTTACGCACGGAATCTTCATGCCAGCGGGTATCGCTGTAATGCGTTTTTTGCTCATCTTTGGCATTGGCATAACTGAATGACGTCACCAGCCCCAGCGTGTCCGTAAATTCATAACGGTATTTCACGTTAATGCCCTTCAGGTCATCGCTGCCTGGCATATCAGTATGGGTCTGAAGATACCCGGCGCTTAGTGTGGACTGATGCTCTGCTGCGCTCGCTGGCGTACCAGCGGCAACCAGCCAGACTACTGCGGACAGAATAACAGCACATAATTTACGCATAATTACCTCTCGCTTTTCTGCAATAAAAAAGGCGCCATTTCTGGCGCCCGTATTGGGGTTATAAAATTCAGCTAATCGTGATGCCTGCAGTGGCTTTCTTCATCACAACAACCAGCAAATCGCTGATACTTGCTGTGGGATACCAGCCATTTACCCACCATGCTGATACAGAAAACTCCAGCGTCATGTGGCCGCGACCAGCAGGCATATCAATAACACCACTGTAAACCAGCGTATTATCCAGCGCGGTACGGTTATAAATTTCAGCACCGTTTTTCCGTACTATCAGGCGGCATGACGAATAAATATCGTTATTCTCCCGCTCATGTCTGGCACCGCTGAATGCCACCGCCGGAATAACAATTTGCCGGTCAAACGGCTGATCGTCATAAACCCTGACGGTAATGGTCCCTGATGGCCACCTCTCCGGTGCACGGGAGTCACGGGGGAAAGCCTTACCCACTGTTTTAACGAGATCGCCTTCAATCTGGTTTGCAGACAGTTTCCCTCTGATGACACAGTTCTCGTTAATGGTGACATTATTGAGCGTGCCGGTATTCGCCGTGATGGCTCCACTGATATCCGCATTGCGGGCTGTCAGCCTGCCATCCGGCGTCAGGGAAAACGTCGGAGGATTGCCGGATGACGTGATGCTCACCGCAAACAGTCGCTTCAGGAACACGTCGTTCATGAACAGCTGATTCCCCTGCGCCACAAACAGCGGCGTGGTGTTGCCGTTCTCCGGGGTAATCATCGCAATGCGGTCGGCCTGCAGCAGAATGTTGCTCAGGGTCTGACCATCAACATCCTCAATCCCCGCACCAATCCCGGCCACATAGGGAATACCGTTTTTTGTTTTCTGCACCTTCAGCATATACATGGCATTCAGCTCATTGCGCGTGTCTGACTGAACCCGCTGGATTTGCTGTATGGTCACGGCCTGGTCACCCAGCTTTTTATCCGTGGTCGAGGTAATTTCACTCCCTTTTTTATCCACGTACTGGCGGACCTGTGCTATCTGTCGGGCATTTTCTGACTGCCCCTGGCTGACAGTCTGTGAGATTTCACTGCTCACCCGGTCCACTTTCTGGCTCACCTGCGCGATGGCCAGTGTCTGGTCCTCATTCTTTTTCGCAACCAGCTGCGTGAGGCTGTTTTCCGCCTCCCCGATTTTCCGGGTCACTTCTGCGATATCCGTGTCCATCCGCTGACGGATGTCTTCTTCCAGTTGCGTGACCTCCGTACGCAGCGCTGAAGCATCAATGCGCTCTTTCAGTGCCTGGCCCAGAAGCGTCTCATCTATCAGCCCCCGGAAAATTTCCAGATACCCTTCACCATCATTGCTGGGCTGCCCGCTGGCTTCCACAAAAGCAGATTTTCCCACCAGGTTGACGCTTCGCACGTAAAACCAGAAATCCGTCCCCGGCTTAATCCGGCTCCCCTGGACAGTCCACTGACTGCCGGTCCCCAGATAACGGGCAGATTTTTCCACCTGTGCCGTGTTCGTGATGCGTTTTTCTGAGAACCAGAATTCAAACTGTACCGTCGGGTCATACACCGCAAGACGCGGGACCGCCGTTATCTGAAAATACCCCGGCGTCAGCTCAATGGTGGCGGGTTTTGCAGGCGCGTTAATCCGGAAGGTGGTGGTCGCAGGTTCGCCCTGCTGGCCGTAGCTGTTAATGGCCCGCACCGTCAGGGTGTATTCCCCCAGCGGCAGACCACTGAAACGGTGCTCCGTGTCTGCGGTGATGGCGGTGCTCACCAGACGGCTGTCTTCTCCGCTTCCGCTGGTCAGACGCAGACTGAAGCGCACACCCTTCACCACCCGCGGCGTGTCCCATTTCGCCTGTGCCAGATACTGACCGTCAGCTGCACTCACCTCCACCGTCAGGTGCTGCACTGCCGGTGGGATAACGCTGTTCAGGCTGCCTGACTGCGGCTCAAAGCTGGCCCCGTTATCCACAATGGCTTCTTTTTCCGGTACGTGCTGCACCGCCGTGATGGCGAACGTGCCGTCCGTGTTTTCCCGAATGGAGACACAGCGGAACAGGCGACGACGCAGTGACGGCAGGGAGAGTCCCCACACACCGTATGTCTCCACACCATCCGGCAGGGTGCTGACCTGTATCCGGTCAGGCGCGGGGTGTGCGGTGATGGCCACGCTCGCCGGCTTACCGCTGCCGTTAATCAGATTAACAGTGGCCGTGCCGGTCTCCGGCAGTGTCACCTCCCGGTCCAGCGTCAGGGTACGGCTGGCGGCATCGATGGACAGGACACGTCCGCCGGTCATGGTCCCGGCATAGTCGTTATCACAGATTTCAATGATGTCACCGGGTGTGTGACGCAGCCCCTGTGACCCGAGCGTGAAATCCACCGTCTGCGTTTCCAGCAGTTCGGTCTTTATCACCCACAGCCCGGCACGGTGGGCCTGACCGCGGCTGGTACAGCCGAACGCGTCCATCTTCAGCAGGTTGCGTCCGTAGCGCAGTATGGCTTCCGGGTCTTCCACCAGTTCCGTGGAGGTCTGCCAGCCGTTCTGCGGGTCGGTGTAATTCACCTCCACTGCCGTGTGCCGGTCCTTCAGGGCACTGAAGCTGTAGCGGAAACCCACGCCGTTATCATCCACCACCACATCGCTGTTGGTGTACGGCCACACCACATCCGACGGACGGTCCTGAACGAACATCAGCGTCTGGCCGTTCCATACCGGCATACAGCGCATCGCAGAGCAGAAATCACTGAGAACGTCCCACGCCTTACGCTGTTGTGCCAGGTACGCATTAAAGGTCATCCGCGGCTCGGTCCCCCCGAAACCATCCGGGACCGTCTGGTCGCAGTACTGCCCGATGGCATACAGCGCCCACTTGTCCACATCCGCCGCCCCCAGACGTTTTCCCATGCCGTAGCGCGGGTGAGTCAGCATGTCCCACAGACACCAGGCCGGGTTGTTGCTGTATGCCGGTTTCAGGCTGCCGTCCCAGATACCACTGTACGTGCGTTTTTCCGGGTCATAGTTTGACGGCACCTGGATGATGCGACCGCGGATATGGTAGTTCACCGTCATCTGCTGGCCGCCGAACTGCTCCGCATCCACCTGCAGCCCCACAATGGCCGTGTTCGGGTAGCACTGTTTCACATCGATGATTTCGGTGTATGACGACCACAGCGTCTTATTCTGCAGCTGGTCCGTGGTGCTGTCCGCCGTCTCCCTGACCATCCGGATGTTAAAGGGCCGGGGAGGCAGATTATCCAGAATCACCGAGGCCAGGAACTGCGAGGTGGTCTTGCCGTTAATGGTGACATCCTTTTCCGTCACCCAGCGGCCATTACGCTGTAACTGAATCAGAATCCGGACAGAGGAAGGATTACGGTCGCCCTTTGACGTGGTCTGCACCAGTGACTGCACCCCGAAGGTAACCCGCAGGCGGTCAATGTTCGCGGACGTAATGGTGCGCGTCACCGGTTTTGCCTTCGTCACTTCCACGCCCAGTCCGGTTTCAGCTCCGGAGGACTCAAAGCCTTCCGGTGGTGTCTGCTCCTGCTCCCCGGCACGCCAGACCGCAGTCACACCGTGTATCACGGGATTACCGTCCGTGTCCGTCAGCGGGGTTTTGTTCACCAGAATACTCTGCAGTCCCTTCACCGGACCTTCTATCGGTCCCTCACCAATCGCATCAATCACACTCATCATCTGCGTGGATTTGAGATTATCCTTCGCCTCACGAGGCGTGTGTGCCTTACCGCCACCTTTTCCCATACAGCCTTCCCCTGAATAAATTAACCGCCACTTGCCATTCCGTACAGAAGTCGGATATCCTTCGCCCGAAAAGCATGAAACACATTTCTGCCATGCTAAAGAGAAACCCCGGTATCAGCAGATACCGGGGTTTTCTTTCATGCCCACCGATAATCCTGTTGGTTAAAACCGGTAATGGCATAAAAATTCTGAATATCTTCACATTTTCACAAACTGACTGTGGCGCGTATAATTTCTCTGCGTTAATTTTTTTGTCGTGATATAAGAATAATTCCTTACACTTAATCTTCGTAACTCTCCCGCAGTTCCTGTCCGCGATCACTGCGGGATTTTTTTATTCTTTTTACCCCTGCCGCCCGATAACCACGACCTTTCCGCCCCCGCCTTCATCACGGGTGCTGATGTCCTGGGATATACGGCGGGAGCCAACCAGCATTTCCCCGTAAGGCACCGGCATCGGGTTCCCCTGGGCAATCATGTTATCCAGCGAGGAAAAGTACGTGTTCTGTCTGCCGTTATCCGTTGCGCGGTAATCCGGTGTTTTTGCCTTCGGGGCCAGCATCTGGGCCACACCGCCCAGTATCATGCTGGCCCCCAGTGAAAACAGCATCGTGGTGGCAGAAAAACCGCCGGCACTCAGGGCTGTACCCCATAACACCATCGAGGCACCGGCCGTGAAGAAAGAGCCCACGATGGCTGCCGCCCCCAGCACAATCTGCAGTCCGCCCTTTCCGGCTCCGGCCAGTCGCGGCACAATGTGGATGACCGTTCCCTCACCCAGCTGTTCGTGAAGACGGGCGTACACCGCCTCCGGTGCCGTGTCATCACCGGCAATACGTATCTGGTACCAGCCTTCGTTCATCTGACGGCGAAAGCCCGGCACCTGTAACGACAGGGCACGGATGGCTTCCGCTGCCGTGTTCACATACAGGCTGAGGCGGCGGCCAAATCGTTGCAAATCCCCGTGAAGGCAGATGCGTGCCAGTGGCGGTGACGCCAGACAGAATGCGTTCGTCGTTGCCATTTTTCGGAATACCTCTCCCGTTTACTCAGTTGTTCAGGAATATGGTGCAGCAGCTCGCCGTCACCACAGTAAATGGCGGCATGATTCGGCACCGATGAACCAAAACAGCACAGCAGCACATCGCCCGGCTGCGCCGCTGACAACGGCACCTGATACAGCCCTGTGGCCTCCAGATTATCCAGATAGAGATTCTGGCCGTTACACCACCAGTCATCCTCACGATGAAAGTCCGGCATCTCAATCCCCGCCAGATGATAAGCATCCCGGAACAGCGTGTAACAGTCCGTCGCCCCGTGCTCAAAGCGCCGCCCGGTAAGATGCNGCCGCGACCAGCAGGCATATCAATAACACCACTGTAAACCAGCGTATTATCCATCGCGGTACGGTTATAAATTTCAGCACCGTTTTTCTTCACTATCAGGCGGCATGACGAATAAGTATCGCTGTTCTCCCGCTCATGTCTGGCACCGCTGAAAGCCACCGCCGGAATAACAATCTGCCGGTTAAACGGCTGATCGTCATAAACCCTGACGGTAATGGTTCCTGATGGCCAACGCTTCGGTGCACGGGAGTCACGAGGGAAAGCCTTACCCACTGTTTTAACGAGATCGCCTTCAATCTGGTTTGCAGACAGTTTCCCTCTGATGACACAGTTCTCGTTAATGGTGACATTATTGAGCGTGCCGGTATTCGCCGTGATGGCTCCACTGATATCCGCATTGCGGGCTGTCAGCCTGCCATCCGGCGTCAGGGAAAACGTCGGAGGATTGCCGGATGACGTGATGCTCACCGCAAACAGTCGCTTCAGGAACACGTCGTTCATGAACAGCTGATTCCCCTGCGCCACAAACAGCGGCGTGGTGTTGCCGTTCTCCGGGGTAATCATCGCAATGCGATCGGCCTGCAGCAGAATGTTACTCAGGGTCTGACCATCAACATCCTCAATCCCCGCACCAATCCCGGCCACATAGGGAATACCGTTTTTTGTTTTCTGCACCTTCAGCATATACATGGCATTCAGCTCATTGCGCGTGTCTGACTGAACCCGCTGGATTTGCTGTATGGTCACGGCCTGGTCACCCAGCTTTTTATCCGTGGTCGAGGTAATTTCACTCCCTTTTTTATCCACGTACTGGCGGACCTGTGCTATCTGTCGGGCGTTTTCTGACTGCCCCTGGCTGACAGTCTGTGAGATTTCACTGCTCACCCGGTCCACTTTCTGGCTCACCTGCGCGATGGCCAGTGTCTGATCCTCATTCTTTTTCGCAACCAGCTGCGTGAGGCTGTTTTCCGCCTTCCCGATTTTCCGGGTCACTTCTGCGATATCCGTGTCCATCCGCTGACGGATATCTTCTTCCAGTTGCGTGACCTCCGTACGCAGCGCTGAAGCATCAATGCGCTCTTTCAGTGCCTGACCCAGAAGCGTCTCATCTATCAGCCCCCGGAAAATTTCCAGATACCCTTCACCATCATTGCTGGGCTGCCCGCTGGCTTCCACAAAAGCAGATTTTCCCACCAGGTTGACGCTTCGCACGTAAAACCAGAAATCCGTACCCGGCTTAATCCGGCTCCCCTGGACAGTCCACTGACTGCCGGTCCCCAGATAACGGGCAGATTTTTCCACCTGTGCTGTGTTCGTGATGCGTTTTTCTGAGAACCAGAATTCAAACTGTACCGTCGGGTCATACACCGCAAGACGCGGGACCGCCGTTATCTGAAAATACCCCGGCGTCAGCTCAATGGTGGCGGGTTTTGCAGGTGCGTTAATCCGGAACGATACCGACGCCGGATCGCCCTGCTGTCCCCGGGCATTTACCGCCCGGACCGTCAGCGTGTAACGCCCCAGCGCCAGCTGCCTGAAGCGGTAAGTGGTTTCCGCCGTCCGGGCCGTGCTGACCAGCCGCTCACTGCCGTCATCCGCTGTTACGGTCAGACGGAGCAGGAAGCTCACGCCCTTCACCACCTTCGGCGTGTCCCAGCGCGCCAGCACCTGATATTCCCCGCTGTCTGCGGTGACTTCGGCGGTCAGGTGCTGCACCGCTGGCGGCGTGACACCATTCACCGTGCCGCTCTGGTCGCCGTCAAAGTGCGCTCCGTTATCCACGATGGCCTCTTTTTCCGGTACATGCTGCACGGCGGTGATGGCATACGCACCGTCATCGTTCTCCCGGATACTCACACAGCGGAACAGGCGCTGGCGCAGCGTCGGCAGCTTCAGCCCCCACACGCTGTATTCGGCAACGCCGTCAGGAATACGGCTCACTTTCACCTTCACGCCGTCGGTGACGGACTGGACCTCCACGCTGACCGGATTCCCACTTCCGTCAACCAGGCTTATCAGCGTGGTGCCGGAGGATGACAGCATGATTTCACGGTCGAGCGTCAGCGTCCGGGTCTGGCTGTTCACCGCCAGCACGCGCCCGCCGGTGCTGATACCGGCATAGTCATCATCACAGATTTCAATGACATCGCCCGGAACATGGCGAAGCCCTTCTGCGCCGACGCTGAAGTCCACGGTCTGCGTTTCCAGCAGTTCTGTTTTAATCAGCCACAGCCCGGCGCGGTGTGCCTGCCCCCGGCTGGTACAGCCAAAGGCATCCATCTTCGTGACGTTACGACCGTAACGGGCAATGGCCTGCGTGTCCTCCACAAGCTCTGTTGCCGTCTCCCAGCCGTTATCCGGGTCAATCCAGTTCACCTCAACGGCATTATGGCGGTCTTTCAGGGCGCTGAAGCTGTAGCGGAACGGCGCGCCATCATCCGGCATCACCACATTACTGCGGTTATAGGTCCACACCTTATCCGACGGTCGGTCCTGCACGAATGTCAGCGTCTGCCCGTTCCATACCGGCATACAGCGCATCGCCGAGCAAAAATCACTGAGCACATCCCACGCCTTGCGCTGTGTGGTCAGGTACGCATTACAGGTGATGCGCGGCTCCGTGCCGCCAAAGCCGTCCGGCACTGACTGGTCGCAGTACTGGCCGATGACATACAGCGCCCATTTATCCACATCCGCTGCACCAAGACGTTTCCCCATGCCGTAGCGCGGATGGGTCAGCATATCCCACAGACACCAGGCCATGTTGTTGCTGTATGCCGGTTTAAACGTTCCGTCCCAGATACCGCTGTATTGCCGCGTCTGCGGGTTATAATTCGACGGCACCTGCAGAATACGCCCGCGCAGATGATAATTACGGCTCACCTGCTGGCTGCCGAACTGTTCCGAGTCCACCTGTACGCCGACCAGTGCCGTGTTCGGGTAGCACTGTTTCACATCGATGATTTCGGTGTATGACGACCAGAGCGTTTTGTTCTGCAGCTGGTCTGTGGTGCTGTCCGGCGTCATCCTGCGCATCCGGATATTAAACGGGCGCGGCGGCAGGTTATCCACCACCACCGAGGCCAGATACTGCGAGGTGGTTTTGCCTTTAATGGTGATGTCTTTTTCCGTCACCCAGCCACCATTACGCTGTATCTGAACCAGCAGGCGGACTTCCGACGGATTCCGGTCACCCTTTGAGGTGGTTTCCACCAGTGCCTGCACACCGAAGGTAAAGCGCAGACGGTCGATGTTTGCCGACGTGATGGTGCGGGTGATCGGCGTGTCATATTTCACTTCTGTACCGAGCACCGTCTCGGAGCCGGAGGATTCAAAACCTTCCGGCGGTGTCTGCTCCTGCTCACCTGCCCGGAACACCACCGTGACGCCGGAGATGTTGGTATTCCCCTCACTGTCCAGCACCGGCGTACTGTTCAGCAGCACGCTTTTTAATCCATCCACCGGACCTTCAATCGGCCCTTCGCTGATGGCATCAATCACACTCAGCAGTTGCGTGGACTTCAGGTTGTCCTTCGCTTCGCGCGGGGTATGCCCCTTACTGCTTCCTTTGCCCATTCGTCATGCTCCATAAACGACAAAACCGCCCGGAGGCGGTTTCACATGAAATATTTTGCATCAGCGGCCAATCACCACAACCTGACCACCGTCCCCTTCATCTGCCGTGCTGATCTCCTGAGAAACCACACGAGACCCCACGCGCATTTCACCGTACAGAACAGGCAGAACATTGCCCTGGGCAACCATGTTATCCAGTGATGAGAAATAGGTGTTCTGCTTACCGTTATCCGTGCTGGTCGCTGTGGGCGTCCGGGCTTTCGGTGCCAGCATCTGGGCCACACCACCCAGGATCATACTGGCCCCTGCCGCATACATGCCCGATACAGCCGCGGCACCCAGCCAGCCCACAGGGTTCCACCATGCCACCGCAATCAGCGCCGCCCCCAGCACCACCTGAAACACACCGCCACTTTTAGCTCCCGCCAGACGCGGCACGATGTGGATCACGGCACCATTTGCCAGCGGCTCATTAAGACGGGCAGATAATTCGGTTTCACCTGCATCACGCCCGGCAATGCGCACCTGATACCAGCCGTCATTCAGTTTCTGACGAAACGCCGGGAGCTGTGTGGACAACGCCCGGATGGCTTCAGCCCCCGTTTTTACACGAAGGTCGATGCGGCGGCCAAATCGTTGTAAATCCCCGTAAAGGCAGATGCGTGCCATGCCCGGTGACGCCAGAGGGAGTGTGTGCGTCGCTGCCATTTGTCGGTATACCTCTCTCGTTTGCTCAGTTGTTCAGGAATATGGTGCAACAGCTCACCGTCGCCGCAGTAAATGGCGGCATGATTCGGCACCGATGAACCAAAACAGCACAGCAGCACATCGCCCGGCTGCGCCGCTGACAACGGCACCTGATACAGCCCTGTGGCCTCCAGATTATCCAGATAGAGATTCTGGCCGTTACACCACCAGTCATCCTCACGATGAAAGTCCGGCATCTCAATCCCCGCCAGATGATAAGCATCCCGGAACAGCGTGTAACAGTCCGTCGCCCCGTGCTCAAAGCGCCGCCCGGTAAGATGCGGCACACAGCGGAATTTATGAATCTCACCCCGGCAGACCAGCCACCAAGGCAAATCGCTCTGCACCTGCAGCCGCCTGTCAGCCTCACTCAGCCAGGGCAGGCCACCGGGGTGGCTGTGGACCAGCGCCACAATCTCACCCTGCATCTCTGCCCGCAGCCAGTCCTCCGGCGACATCCGGAAATACGCCTCCGGCTCACCGGAGATATTCACGCAGGGAAAATATCTTTCCCCTTCCGGCGTTCTCACCACGAAGCCGCACGACTCCGCTGGCGCACATCGCCGGGCGTGCGCCAGAATCGCTGATTCTGTCTGTGTCATGGGATTACTGCGAAAGTTTGTTAATGGAAAGGAAGCCGCCAAAGTTGCCGACGTTATTGCGAAACTTACAGCCGCTCAGGCATTTGCTGCATTTATCCTTCGTGATATCGGACGTCGGCTGGTCATATTCATCCGCAACCGCCGGACCGTGATAACCGCACTCATCACCGCGATAGGTCCAGGTGCAGGTGTTGGCCAGCATGGTACGTCCCGGAAAAACAGCACCATCCGTTTCCGTCGGCGTGGACAGTACAAAAGAGGCACTCACCGCGCTCAGTTCGCTGCACTGCTCGATGCGCCAGCGGCTGATCACCTCCTGCTCTGGATCGGCTTCGCTGTTTCCGTTGACGAAGTTCACCACATCCAGAAAACGGGCGTAAACCTTACGCCTGACCACCGTTCCGCCGACCAGACTCTGCAGGTCTTCCGCCATCCCGGTGACCATGCCGTGCAGATTAGAGACTTTCAGCGTTGGCCTTGCACTGGCTCCTTTGCCGTTCATCTCAAATCCACTTCCCTGAATGGGATAGGCCTGATACTGCCGCCCCTGCCAGGTGACTGGTTCACCTTTTTCGTTCTGCTCATTACAGAAGAAATAACGATCTCCGCCGACCTCTGTCAGATCAATTTCCCAGAGCACGACCAGCGCGGATTGCTCCGTTTTAGTGCACTCATTGAGTGTTTCCTGCTGTATATCCTGCATCAGTGAGTGACCTCTTCAAAGGTACAGTTAAAATCGGTATACATGGCATTATCCGAAATGCTCCACTCCCTGCAGACAACCCGGACAGTCCTGTTGTGTTTTGGCGGACGCCACAAAAAAGCACGAACCCCGGCATGACGGGATAAAAAACTGTCCAGCGCGGCACGGGAATATTCATCCGTGACACGAAATACCGGTTTAAACGTTTTCAGATCTGCATTCAGACCACCAGCCCGTCGCTGTTCATATCCGTCACCGAACTTTACCGTAATAACAGATGGCTTTCGTGTCGTCTCCATCCCCTCGCGGGGGATCCAGTTAAAAACTTCAGACTCAGGCACTGCATAATCCTCCGTCCCGACGTGATGACTGCATAATTGACACAACCCTGCTGTCGATCAGATCCACCAGTCCCCTGGCTGAGCGCGCATCTATCTCGCCATTGCTCCCTTGATTCTGAATGCTGATGTGATACACGGGAGAATAAACAAATCCACCGCCACCATTCACATTTCCAATGGCCCTGACCCCAAGAGAGCCGTCCGCTGCCCGTGTCAGTGGCATGATTGCTTCAGGCCCGGCCTCGCCCATCAGCCCGGCACCTTTCGCAAAAGCAAAATACGTCGGGGTATCCACAATGGTGTTACTGTAAGCACTCAGATTTGCCGATGTATAAACACCACCTTTTGCGTTTGCCACTGCACCGGAAAGCCAGTCGCCGACTGTACCAAGCCATCCTCCGGCACCGGACATGCTTTTGGAAAGTGACTTCAGCCCGTTAACGATGGCAGCGTTCATCAGAATTTTTGAAACTTCCTGGAGAATTGAACTCCCCCAGTTTCTCCAGTCCACAACATTTCCGGCCAGTGCATCGGAAATATTTGATACCAGCCCGTCCATAGTGGAAACGACAGCATCTGCCGCCTGCGAAGCATAATCGGTGGCACTGTCTGCCCAGTTCGTCAGTCCCTCCTGGAGTCCGGCATTCCAGTTACTGCGTAAAGCATCAGCCTTTGCATAATAATCCTGCTGATCGCTGAGACGCTCTTCCAGATATTTTTCATTCAGAGATTTTTCCTGTTTCCACAGGGCTTCTTCAATTTCTCCGGCCTGATACTGTCTCAGTAGCTCGTTATTTTTCTGCTCAAACTCCTGCCGGATGCTCCACATTTCCTGAAGTCGTTCACGCATCCGTGAGCCTTCACCATATCCCAGTAACTGAGCCTCATTTGATGCTCTGACACTGGCATTACTGTCCGCCAGACTGCTCTCATACGCAGCAAGCTGCTCACGAATCTTTTTCTGGTCGATGAGTGCTGCATTCTGCAAAAGCGTTTTTTTCTGCGCTTCTGACAGGGTTGATAATTCGCCCTGGCTGACCTGATATTTCATCTTAGCCAGTTCAGTATTCTGCCCTGCCAGTGCTATTTGCTCTTTTTGCTGTTTAATCAGTTGCTTATAAGTATCTTCTATTTTTTCCGCTTCGGTCTTTTTATGCGCTTTGGGTTTATTTGCCTGGTTATTTCGCCATGCATCCAGTGAGTTATTTATATAATTCAGTCTTGCTGTCTGATACGCCTCTCCCACAAAGCCGAGATCATCCGCAGCATAACCCAGGCGGGCACGCTCACGAGCTTCCCCCTTCAGGCGGGACAGAGCCAGTTCGCGCTCGCTGTTATTCAGTGCGGTCTGCTGTTTATCATCCAGGGTTGCCTGTGGTAGCCGTAACGGTACATTCACCAGCCCCTGTCGCTGCTGAAGTAATTCATTACCGAGCCCGAGAAGGCGATTAAACTCGGTATGCTGCCCATTCATGATCAACAGGGACTGATACGCTTTGTTTTGTTCCGCTGCCTGTTGACGGATCAACGCCACCCGTCGCTCCTCCAGCCCGGCAAGCACATCCTGAATGGATTGCGCTTTGCCCTGCATTTGAGTGAGGCGAGACTGTTCAACTGCCAGTTGATTTGTTGCTTCTGCAAGCCCTTCTGTGACAGTTTTTACCGACGTCATGTGGTTAATCATAAAACCGTTATCGGTTGTCCAGCCCGGGTTTGCCAGCACATACTGATAGCCAGCAATTTTTTCCTGTAAGGATTTAATCTTACTTTTCTGCTCGTCAATTAACCTGTTTTGCTCCTTCAGTGCCTGTCGCGTCTTTTCCTCATTATCTGACGCTTCAGGAAGCGACATTGCCGACGTTTTCTGGCGAATTTCGTCGATTGTTGCGGCATACTGTCGTGCAGATTCTCTGGCCTGCTCCTGATTCTGATACATCGTGTACCAGGCCGCAGCCCCCAGCATGACGAGTCCCGGCACACCACCAACCAGCCCCAGCGCGCCACTTAATAAACGACTCCCCACTGACGTAACATTATTCAGCGTTGTCTGTGCCGCTGTTCTGGCCGCAATATTACGGGTAAGTGACACCTGGGCAGCTGTCAGCTTCGCTTCTGCTGCGGCCTGCCTTTCGGTACCGCGAGCAGCAACAACCGCCTGTTGCGCACGATAAACCGCCGCACGCGCCCTGGCGGTTGCTATCTGTGTCCCCCGAAGTTGCACTTCAGCAAGAGCCACTTCGTTTCTGGCTGCAGTAATTAATCCGGCAGTTGCAGATCCAGCAGACGACGCCATATTGCCAAAATATCGGGCTACCCCGACGGCAACCAGAGCACCAGCAGCGGTTGCCACGGTGTCAATATTGCCTGCAATACCATTCAGCACACCGGAGAGCGTCTTCGTCACTCCGCTTGCCTCGTTCGCACCACCAACCCAGGCCATAAAGGCGTTTTCAACTTTGGTTGCAGAGGATGAAACCGTATCAGGCATTGCTGCATATTCATCACGCAACGCCCCAAGCTGACTAATCAGTGCAGGAACAACCTTATCGGCGGTCAGTTTTCCGTTATCCGCCATGGCCTTCAGATCCTTACGGGCAACCCCCATTCCCGCAGCCAGCGCACGAATAACACGATCGCCGTTCTCATTCACCGAGTTAAACTCTTCACCGCGCAGCACTCCCTGCGCCAGTGCCTGACTGAACTGCGTGATCACCGAACTGGCTTCTGCTGTACTGGCACCGGATAATTTCAGGCCCGTGGAGATCGCCTCGGTGACTTTCAGTACCTCCTCAGAACTGTAACCATACTCCCGCATGGAAGCTGCAGAACGGGCAAAAAGGCTGGCGTTATCAGAAAACGCCGTCCCCGTTCTCTGGCTGATCGCCATTAATTCACGCTGTGATGACTGAAAATCATCACTGGACTGTGAGGCCTGCTTCAGACGGGCATTTACTGAATTCCACTCATCGGCGAGAGAAATAAGATGACCGGTAGCAAAAGCCCCGGCAAATGCCCCCGCCATGTTCAGTGCCGAAGATTTAGCTGTATTTATCTGATCCGTCACTTCTGCCAGTGCACGCCGCATTTCACGGGATGCAGCAGCGGACTGTCGGCCTCCGTTCTGCATGGTACGGTAGTAATCCTGCCCCATACGCGAAGCCCGGGAGATCTCTGACTGGAATGACCGGGAATTTGCCGAGATTTTAATAATCAGTTCACGTAATGTCGCCACACTCATTCTCCGGACGAAAAAAAACCGCCGAAGCGGTTATGTTGACTCACTGAGACACTATTAAAAGCGCGTTTTCCAGTCCAGCAAATGGATCTGATACGCCTTCTGTCTGCTCCTTCTCCCACTGAAGAAGCGCATCATTCAGTGGCACTTTGACCCCCTGCGCACCGTAAACAGCTGAAACAATCTGGGCAGCCCGGATATCAGCCCGTTCGTCCCCCAGCGGGCTGAACCTGTCAAATTCTGCCCACATCATGATTTCTGATGCGGACATTTCCCGGCGTAACTCTGACAATGTGCGCCCCATCCTGAGCGCCAGCATCATCAGAAAACGCATCCCCGGAAGCGCTACTTTTTTTTAACCTCGCCGGCATCACTGATTAGTTCCAGAGACTGCCGAAGAAGCCGCGCATGCACCGGGCCATACACGGCAATCACCTGTTCACGATCATCCTCTGAAAATACAGGTTGCAGTCCGGTATCACACAGAACATCGATGAACAGTTCAACATCCGCTTCCAGATTTCGGCGGGCGCGCTCCGCAACGGATAACGGTGTCTCATCATCTTTTGCTTTAACGATCTCCTGCCAGCGCAACCAGGCTTCTGCAGAAGGTTCCCGTAATACAACCGTTGCCCCTTCCCATTCAGGCACATCAACAGTTTTATGGCGAAACCCCGACATCGTTGCCAGTGCCAGATTACGGATATTTTTAGTCATCACATCTATCCTCATTAACTGACGGTAACAGTGCAGGAAGTAGAGGTCACTTTGTTAACCGGGCTTGCTGAATCAGAAATCTCGCAGGTATATGCACCCGCATCACCGGATACTGCCGATGCCTTACTGAACGTTGCCGCCGTCTGTCCGGAAACAGGAGAACCACCTTTCTTCCAGACATAAGAATAAGGCGGCACACCACCCGCAGCCTCAACCGCCATTTCAAGTTTCGATCCGGAAGCAACCCGCAGCGTGCTTTTTAAATCGACCTTCACTTTCAGCGGCTCTGTCGTCAGCACAGGTTTACCTTTCAGGCGCAGAGAAAACGTTGCAGCCACAACACCATTGGTTCCTGCAGACCAGGTATGCTGACGCACCTCTGCCATAAAGGTAAATCCGTTGCCTGACGGAAAAATAACTTTAAAGCCATACGTGGTGTCATTGTCATAGGCACTGCGCAACGCGTTCTGGGCAGCATTGAGGTAAAAGTTGCCTGACATGGAAATCTCTGAAGCAGCACCAAGGCCGTTAATATTTTCCTGCTCAACAGAACACAGCGTGGTGACATCAATATCCTGCTTTTGTCCTGCAGTAAACTGCACCTCTTTGATTGTACAGCTCAGGCCAAGATAGCTGGCAGAATCCAGGGTTTCTGCTGTTACCGGTGCAGACGAAATCATAATTTTCGTCAGTTGCGAACGCTCAAAATTAGAGGACATACTCGTCTCCTGAAAATAAAAAACCCGCCAGCGGCGGGTGGGTAAAATCATTAACGACCTCAGGCTATTACCTGAAATTCAAGCGTGGCTCTGCTCAGACGGGAGTCAGGATCATACCCCTGCGTTTTAGAAATAACGGAGGGTGCCAGTTTCCTTACTGCATCAAGCGCCTGCTCACGAATATCATCTGCGTCATCAGGTACTGTCGCCCAGACATCGATCTGCACGGTAATTCTGGATTCAGCCTGCCCATCAAGCACATCAGATGCCGTGTCAGACACCACAGAAAACACCAGCCACGGCGGAGATACCGCAGGCTTTCCCTCCGTCAGCGGGACCACATAAGGATAAACCTGTCCTCCGGCCAGCTGAGACAACAGGGAATACAGTGTGCCCTCCCTCATTTACTTAAGACCTCATCAATAGCCTGATTCATTCGCTGTATGGCAACCTGCGCCGCCAGCTCCTCTGTCGTATCGAAAGCCGGGCGAATGAATGGATGCGCGGGCATGTTTATCGTTCCCAGCTCCACAAAGCGCCAGTAAAATGCATTTCGGGGATCGCTGGCTTTCATGCTGTTATCACTGTTTCCGGTTCGCAGGTTCCGTCCGCGAATGTGGACACCCGAGATAATTTCCCCCCGACGCTTTGAACGCTGAGTGAGAACAACCACATTTTTCTTCAGTTTCCCGGTTCGCTCCGGCGCACGTTCAACAACTGCATCCCGCATAACTTCAGCACCGGCACGGGTGGCATCGCGCAGAACCTTATTGTTTTCTGCCCTGCTGAGCGTCTCCAGATCCCGTGCAATATCCGCCAGGCCGGAAAAATCAAGACTGAAATCCATCACACATTCCCCTTCAGGCTGCAGAGTATTTCAAGCCGGGTAGCGCGTGCATCCGGTATTGGTGGACCTTCTATACCCAGAATGGCCCCTTTAAATGCACCGGTCAGCACTTTCAGACGTGAAGTCGCTGTCACATCGCGCCGGAATCTCATCCAGACTCTGACCGTAGCCTGAGCGGTTTCTGCTCCGCCTGAGATTATCTCCCTCCCGCTGATACCCTTAACTTCTGCCCATACGGTAGCTCCCTCCGTCACCGTCTCCACCGGATGCCCTGACGGAGAGCGGGCGGTGGTGACATTCAGAATAATTACGCGATCACGTAATCTGCCCGCCTGCATGTCTCCTCCTACAAAGGAATAAAACGATAAGGCTCCAGCAGAGAAGAAAAACCAAACGGGACTGGTGCCTTGCTGACATCTGAGGAATTTTCCCGGTTTTCGTACCAGTGCCCGACCAGCAACATGAGCGCCAGCAAAACATCATCAGCTATAAGCACCCCTTCAGGATCACCTTCCGGCACCGTCTCCTCATAAAGCTTACGGTTGATAAAATTTTCTGCCTTGCGGCAGGCAGCCCGGAAATACAGCATCAGTAACTCATCATCAGTTGCATCATCTGTATCAATACGGCACTGCGCCCTGAGTTTTTCCACTATTGCTGCCATCAGAAACTCCTGCCCGCAACACTGTGCGGGCATAAAAAAACCGCGTCGGCGCGGTCTGTAACTGAACAACGAGTGGTTATTTGCCAGTGAGCGCCTTGATGGCTGCCACATCTTCCAGCACACAGTCAAAACGATGGAAAGCCAGAAATGCCACCTGATCAAACTCAGCATAACGCTCAACCAGACGTTTCAGTTCCATATAAGTAACGCGGCGAATGATAAAGCGGTTGAAATCCCCCAGGAAAATGAATTTTTTTCCGGTACCAATCCCGTCAATAGCCTGATCAATAACATAAGGGATCCCCAGCACAGTAGCCGGCGTACCGCCTGCAATATCCGGCAGCCATAACGGGCGTTTCTGCCCATCCTCCATCTCTTCAATAGTCTGCAATGTGGCATCATTGAATGCCCAGCGGTATTTCGGCCCACCACGATATGCCGGATCAATGGCATGTTTCAGGGCATTCATTTCTTTCCAGGTGAAAGCGGCAGAGGCTGCAGTCTGGATGGTTCCCGTCACCGACGCTGCCAGCCCTTTTGGCTGTAACGGTGATCCCGTTCCGGTCCCCTGAACCAGATATTTTGCCTCTCCACGACCAATACGCTGGGCAATACGGTTTGCCAGATAAGATTCAATATCCACCCCACTGTCCTGGAGCAGCTCATTGGACACACGAATTATTTTTGATGACAGCTTTTTAGCCCCCAGAATAGCGGTCCCGAACGTCACATCCTGTTCCGTTGCGGCTGTATTTTCCGCCAGCAGTTCGCCCTCTTCAGTCGTGCCATCAGACGTTGACCAGGTGATATCCTGCCCGGTTGATGTGGTCAGAAGTTGCGCCACACTGGCAATCCCGCCATAAGCCTTCATGGTGTCAATGATTTTGTTACGCATCTGCGTGGGCACCGTATATCCGCCCTGAGAATCCGTTGTTACACTCTGAGCCCGCAGTTCACGCATCAGATTACGCTCTTCAGCATTCAGTTCTGCAAATCCGGCACGCAGAAAACGGTTAAATGCCGCAGCGCGCTTCTCTTCCACCGCCTTTTTCCCGTTCTCCGCCTCATTATTCTGGCGCTCTTCCGGCCCGGACTCATCCACATATGCCTGATCCTGACGGCGCAACTCTTCTTCACGGGCGATTTGCTCATCCAGCGCATCCAGCTCAGCTTTCGCCCTGTTCCACTCTGCCCGTTGCTCATCAGTCCATGCGTTATCACCAATTTTTTCATGCAGTGCACGCATATCCTTTGCAATGGTGTTTCGTTTTTGCTTCATCTCATGAAGTTTCATCGTCAGTAGTATCCTTATGCATTAAGAAGGGTCAAAAGACGCTCACGCGCCATTCGTTCGTTAACAGCTTTCTTCAGCGCACCACTCGCCCGCGCTTCCTGCCAGGCTTTCATTGAGCGGACACCAGAGTCTGCGTCCTGATAGGCCGGATATGTCACCGGGCTGACGTCATACAGACGAGAAATGCGCGTGATTTCCCGGATAACAATCCCTTCGTCGTCTTCATACCAGCTCTCTCCGTCACGGGCGACACGAAACGCGAACGAGGACTGATTAATGTCACCACGCAACATTGGAGACAGCACCAGGTCACAAATAGTCGGAGTATCCGGTGCAACAATGTCATAACGTAAACCGCGTTCATCCACCGACAATGACAACGTGCCGGCAGAACTTCGTCCGAGAATGAAATTAGGATCATGATTAAACAAGCCACGTACATCATCATTCAGTACATCATCAAAAGCCCCCGGCTTGATGATTTCACGAAATCCCCACAGAGGTTCTGAACGACTGTTAAATACCGAGCCATACCCCAGAATGTGGGTCGGGGCATTATCATATTGTTCCGCCCGCACCTCCCCGCTGTAACAGCGCGTTTCACGGTCATTCATCGTTCTTTTCCTCTTTGCCTTTCGTATCTTTAAAGTTATTCAACGGATTTGCTGCATTTACGCTGACCAGCATTTCATCCAGACCGTCAACCGGGTTCATATCCTCAAATGCCCTGGCTTCATTCCGACTCATCCAGCCATCTGTAATGGCAAAGTGATAGAACTGCGCACGCTCCTGTGGGGTCCCACGGAGCAACCCCGTGAGGTTGAAACGAACGTAATACCCGGCAGCCCGTTCTGTACGGGTAAACAGGCGACGGTTAAGCTCCTGCTCCCAGTTCGCAACCCAGGGCATCATCGTGTAGCGAACAAACTGAATCGCCTGCTGCGTAATATTCGAAAATGTGGCTTTTTCCAGGTCATTAATCATGTGCGCCGGGACATTAAAAATCCCGGCAATCATCGACCGGTTCAGCTTGGTCATATCAATGATCTGAGCATCCACCGGAGAAACTGTCAGAGCGCGGTAATCCAGTTGCGCAGGCAGCAACATGGTTTTATTTTCCTGGCTGCGAAGCGCTGTCACCGCCCGCTGCCACATATTTTTAAGCCTGCCCCAGCTTTGTTCGTTCAGTTCATTTTTCACAGAAATAATACCGGCAGGACGGGCATTACCGTTAAAAAAGGCGCTGGTATACTGCTGGCCACTCATTCCCATACCAATGGTTTCAGCATGCTGCATGATCGGGCTCAGTCCCATTTTCTGATTGTTTCCCAGCGCCCTGATATGGATCATGTCGTCCGGACTTACCGCAAATGCACCCTCTTCGTTATACACCCCGTAAGTATGACGCCCACCGGTGTTAAGTAACGTGGTTTCCCATGGCATACAGCATTCAAGGCTGGTAACCTCTCCACGACGATTACGTTTTACCCACGTATAACCATTGCCCCACCCCAGCACATGACGCTGCTTCAGTTCCCGCCACTTATAGCTGGTCTGCCAGGCATTAGGTTCATCATGAACGAGCCAGAACAACGGATGATCGCGTGCCGGCTGAACATGCTCATTCGTTTTTCGCATCACATGCAGGGGCATCTGAGCCACACTGGATGAAATAACATAAATACAGGCATAGACAGCAGCCAGCTTCATGGATGTTTCCGGACTGACATACACATCCCGGGCAAAAATATTATCCGTCTCAGCGGCCTCTCCGGTTACCGGAACCGAGGGATTTTCCAGAGGCTCACTGCGAAACAGAGCATCAAGAAGCATGTTTTCTCCTCATGGACACCACCAGTGCATAAAGCAGCAACAAACAGCCCGACAGCATCAGAGACGCTGGCAGACCTGCATACAGATAAACGCCAGCAGTGAGCAAACCGAAACCGATCAGCCCGGTCATATCAGTAATAAGCTGTTTCACAGAATTAACAGGTCCTCATCAGGATCAAGCGTGGACAGAAAGTCATTCACGCCCCCTCCATTTACCAGAAAGCGGCTCATGGCTGTAAAAAGCGCAACAGGGCCGTCGATTTTGGCTTCCGGCGTGGATTTATTCGGGAAGATGTTGTCGTTTTTGTCCGGTTTTACAGTAACGTTAGACATCATCCAGTTCATGACCGGATGATTGCTGTGATGGAAACGCCCGGCATAAACCAGTGATTCCGTTTCCTTCATGGCCTCTGACAGATTGCGGACCGTCTGCGGAACCTCCACCAGCGGTATCCCTTCTTCAGCCAGTGCCAGGCTGAACTGCATTGCGCTCCACGGGTCAAATCCCAGTTCCCTGAGGTTTTCACCGCCAATCCATTCCAGTAAGTCACTTTTTATCTGAGCATGATCGATAACATCACCATCCGTCAGGATGAGCTTATCCATCTCCGCCCACTTCCGGTAAAGTTCTGCCTGCTGCCGCGAGCATCGTTCCAGCCGTCCTTCCGGAAGCCAGAATTTAAAATCAGCATGAACATGTCCGTTATCGGTTCGCCAGAGTTTTGCCGCCGCACAGATATCAATCTTATGAGCAAGGTCGACGCCGACCCACATGGGATATGTTTTCAGCTCATGTTGTGGAGCAATGTATTCGCACTTCTCCCACTTAATCATATCCATCCAGGCAGATTCGGCAGTGACCCACACATTCATGTGTTTGGTAAAAAAATTCACCCGCGCAGAGACCTGCTCCTTCGCTTTTTTCGCCAGGCGACGCAGATCATCCCAGCGTTTACAGATGCCCAGGCCAGGATTCGCTTTCTGCCAGACCGTTTCATCAAACGGATCATCTCCCTCATCAAGCGTGTAAATGATCGCAAAGTAAGAGTCGTCTTTTACAGCGCCCTCCACGTCGCTGTTATAGCCTCGCAATACCTTGATGGCGTAATCACGCTGCTCGTAACAAATCCCTTCCTTGTTAAAGCCAGCCGTGGTGATACCAAATAACAGGGACTGCAGACGGGCACCGGTTGCCGTTTCCAGAACGTCCCACACGTCGCGGGTTTTATGTGCATGCAGCTCATCAATAATGGCGCAGTGGATGTTCAGACCGTCCAGGTTGTTTGCATCCGAGGAAAGCGGTTCAAATTTTGATGCGCTCTGCTCCTGGTAAATCGCCAGCTTGTTGAAATCAAACAACCGCCCGAGTGTCGACCGGGCTTTTCTGACCATATTTTTGGCGTCTTCAAACACGATTCTGGCCTGGTCACGCGTGGTTGCGGCTGAATACACCTCAGCTCCGCCTTCACTATCTGCCCCCGTCATATACAGGCCGATACCCGATGACAGTGTTGATTTTGCGTTTTTACGGGCGACTTCGTTGTACGCCGTCCGGAACCGGCGCACCATCACCGGACGTCCGCTGCCATCGCTGCGCATGACAACTTCCCCGGTTTCTTCATTGACCAGCGGAATGACAAAACCAAAAATATTAATGAGGATAAATACATGCCAGTCCATCAACTCAATGGGCTGGCCTGCCAGTGCCCCTTTTACATGAGGCACAAATTTGTAGAAATTCAGGATGTGCTGCGCACGGGGTTCACTGAAATAAATCCCCCGCTTTTCGCCGTACTTCAGATCATCAAGAAAACGCTGGCAGGCCAGGCGGACAAATTCGCCAGCAACAATTTCTCCTGCAACAACACGTTCGGCGTAGCGGATCCCGTCAGCCACTTTTGCCATCAGTCTCTCGCTTTTAAAAGCTCTGCCAGCGGATCAACATTATCCGGTCCGGCGGTATTTACTTTTGCCCGGCTTGCCGGTGACATACCAAATTCTGCAAGCATCGCCCGGATCCGCTTCCAGGCATCCGCTTTCATCGCAGCAGCCGGGTGTGCCTTAATCAGCACATCACCGTTCTGCGTTTCCGAGCGGTAGGTGTACCCCTCAACATCGAGTGTTTCGCAGTGATGCCGGTATTCGGTATAGGCTTCCACCAGTAGCTCAAGCGCACGCGCATCAAGCTGAGAAATGATCCCTTCCGCATTCAGCTCTTCCGCCATTCGCCTGAACCAGTACTTCCCCTGCGCCCCTAAATGTTGCGGAATTTTAGGGAGACCTTTTTCATCCTTTTTAGCGGTTTTTTTGAGGTCTTTAACTGGCCGCTTTGAGGGGTTGCCTCGTATCAAATGCAGGCGTGGCGGGATTTTCGGGGGTCCAGACATAATCGGTTTTACCTATCAATCATTTAATCACATTCCAAAAAAAAGTTTTCGAACCTGCGGCGATGCGAGGAAAGGTCAGGCGGCGGTACTGAGCAGCCAGGGTTGCAGAGATTTGACCCGCCCCTCCCCTACAGATGGGAACTGTTATCAATTGATGCGTTCGCGCGCTGTTTTTGCTTTATGACAGGGCCAGCACAGACTCTGCAGGTTACTGTCTGCATCTGTGCCACCATGAGCTTTCGGAATGATGTGGTCCACAGTTCTGGCTTCAACGGCTCTCCCATTGCGCAGGCAGTTCTGACACAGATGATTATCACGCTTCAGTATGCGCGCACGTATGGCATCCCATTTCGAGCCATAGCCACGCTGGTGGCGGCTCAGTCCGCGTTGATGCTGTACCCATCCTTCGCCACGATGTTTATCGCAGTAACCAGAACTGTCTGTGGTTGTACCTGCACATCCACGCTTACGGCAGGCGCGTGGGATTAGTGCTGGCATGTTTCGCCCTTATATAAATCAAAGGTGACCTGCATTGAGTATCTCCATGGAATAGATTTGCTGCTGATATGAGACAGATCAATAGACTTCATGAGCCAACGGGTGTAGATATTACTTTTTACTTCAGAGGGTTAACTCATGGATATTAAAGATAAAATCAATACCATTTTGTTATGTGACATTGCCATCCACCTAGGTATCGAAACTGATATTGATCCACAGCTTGTTAAATATGCTGTGTCATCTGGTAATGATTGGGTTATCAAGGCCGAATATTCACATTTGGATGTTGACGAACCAAGTAAAGAAGATCGTGATTTTGTTACTGCTGTCTTGAATATGTATCGCGGACTTTCCAATGCTTTCAGGAAACTTAGTGATGACGAGCAAAAAGAATTAGTCCGTGACCATCATCTAAAAATACATGATGGGGCAATTCAGCTCCCAGGTTTCGACGGTAATAATGAATGCGATTACTTCAGTATCATTGAGGCATATCAGAAAATTGATCGCTTCCCCGAACAGAAACAGCCCATTGCCAATACTCATTCACGTACAGAACATCTCTATAACGCAATGCTTGATGAGTTTAAGAAAATTGACGCTGTAAATCGAAGCTGGGATTTATCGAAGGAAGAACTGGCATCCATTCTTTCCACAGCTCCACGCAGTTTCTAAGTGCTTTAGGCGGGTTTCCAACCCGCCTTATTATGCTCGTATATAGAGAAGGAAGCACCCAAATTAACCAGCGCGGATTTCTTTTCCTCAATACGGCTGTTAAGTTCAGCAACTGCATGCGGGCGTATGGCCTCAAGAAAAGCACTATATTGATAGGCAGACTGGATTGTCACACCAAGCCCTGCACCACTTTCCAGTATACCTTTCTGTCGCTGTAGCTCTTTCATCTCGTTATAGATGTAATGTGCGTTACTTAGGTTTTCTACGTTCACGCCCTAAGTTCTTCCTGCAGTTAGCCTGCACTGATTTGTTATGCGCCAATATGTCCCGCTTCGTCTGTTGCATTATCATAAGTAATAGCGTAGGTTGACACCTTGGCTCTCTTTCGCCACCGGCGAATCTTTAGCGGATTATCCTTGGCCGGTTTTTATCTGAGACATTGCTCACGAATGTATAGCTGTGCCCCTTCCAGTTGCTTCTGCATCGTCATCAACCGTTCTCTGAGGGTGAAATAATCCCGTTCAGCGGTGTCTGCCAGTCTGGGGCTGGTTGCATTATCCACGCTGGTGGGTCCGGTGGCTTCACGCACGGCTGCGGAGCAACTGGCATTGACCCGCAGGCGCTTACGACCAGCGGCAACATCAGCGCGCAGAGTTTCATTTTCAGCTTTCGCATTGGCTAATTCTCTCGAGTACTTTGCATCGAGCGCAGCAACATCACGCTGACGCTGTTGCATGTCAGCGATGGTGGCAGTCGCCTGCTTCAGCTCACTGACTTTTTTATCACGCTGTTCTTTGTAGGCGATGGCGTTATCACGGTAATGATTGACCGCCCACGACAGGCAGACGATGGTGCAGATAACCAGAGTATAAATAATCGCTGCGACTCTGCTCACTGATCTATCCCCCAACAGGCTAATGCGCTTTCCTGGTCACGACGAATAACCTGTCCATAGCAGTTATTTGAACGTATGCGGCAATCGCGCCCACCATCTTTTATCCACCAGCGAATCGCCTCGCATGCGCCCTTACGATCACCGGCATTCAGCCGCTTATAAAACGTCGACGGGAAACACTTACCGGGGCCAATGTTATAGGGACAGAATGACGCTATACCCGCTTTCTGTGGTTCGGTCAGTGGTACTTTAATATTGCGCTCTACCCATGCCAGCGCCTTATCACGTTCAATAGCGTTAACCTGGTCGCATTTTTCCTTCGACAGCTTCATTCCCGGTATGACGGGCTTACCATCCACCATTGTGGCACCCCGACAGATGGTCCAGATGCCGGCCCCATCGCGGTATGCCGTTGTGTGGTTACCTTCTTTTTCATCCAGAAACTGGTCGAGAATATCAGGCGCGGGCGCACCGACGGCAATCAGTGCCAGAACGGCAGCCGACAGGCCGTATCTGATTTTTGCGTTCATGGATATTTATCAGGATTTATCGGTTTCTGCCCACGGACAGGTTTATCTGTTCCGGTCAGTGACTTAAGGTTGTGATTCCGGAGGAGTCTTCAGAGAACCAGTAATTCTTCCTGGTAGCTTTCCTTTGTAGGTTATCCACACATTCTGCGCCTCTAAAATTACGGGGCGCTTTTCCGGCGACTGCTCATCCCCTTCACATAACCCGGCAGCAACATCCAGGAAGACCTGTCTGATGCTCCTTCTGGCTGCTGCCTCATAAAACCCCAGCGCGGCACCTTCAACACGGTCCAGCGAGATGTCCAGGTCAAAAATTTCACCGTCAAAGCGTTTTTTGTCCCGTAACGCTAAAGTTACCGTAACTTTATTCTCAAAATTGCGGATCCCTTTCACAATCAGTTCATAGTTTTGAGTCATTGAATTACTCTCCCCGTGCAGCCTTACGACGGTCCTCTCTGATTTTGAAATACAGGTTAGTCAGATATGTCAGGAAGCCCAGAACCAGACTCCCCAGTACACCAATCGCAGCCCACTGTGACGGACTGACCTGATCAAGCCACTGTAAAAACCAGTAGCCAGCACTGCCTGCGGAGGTGCCGTAGGCAATGCCCGTTGAAATTTTATCCATGGATTTCATAGCCTCACCTCCGCAGCGAACGGATGGCGTAGTTATAAGGGGAGCGAAAAAGAAAGAATGCGCGATTGCGCAATATGGTAACGTCAGGGTATTATCCACTGGCTGAATAGATCACTTCACGTTTTTTGTTCCTTGCCGCCCGTATCCATATGCGGGCTTTTTTTTGCATGTAAAAAGGCCCCAACACATGTGCGTGGGGCCTGAGAGTATACATGGTTTCAGTCAACTGCATGGTGCCGGGTGCCTCCCGGTGAATTCAGTACCAGCACCTGAATCCGCGATTATCCCATATACCTACTCGCTGATTGCCCCTCCGCACAGGGGGATTCACCATGCCAGTTTCTTTTAACAAACTCCCCGCAAAACAGACAACTGTCAACCGTCTGAATTGTGAGACATTTAAAAAAAAGGCCCGCAAAAGCGAGCCGGGAAAAATAAGTCTGGCGCGTTGTACTGGATTCGAACCAGTGACCGATTGCTTAGAAGGCAATTGCTCTGTCCGGTTGAGCTAACAACGCAGGGTACAGATAATGGACCGCCATCGAGGACTCGAACCCCGCGCAACCAGCTTCGAAGGCTGGTGCTCTATCCTGATGAGCTAATGGCGGTATGTGATGGTGGCCCTTGCTGGATTTGAACCAGCGACCTGGCGATTATGAGTCGCTCGCTCTCACCTCTGAGCTAAAGGGCCGGGCGCAGGATAATAACGTTACGAAATCAATGTTGCAAGCATTCAAAAATCACCTGGTTAAAAATCACCCTTAGCTCCTCCACCAGCGCATTCACCATGTCTATCCGAGATAAGTGGCACAAAAAAACCCGCTTGTGGGCGGGTTTTGTTTGCTTTTGCCATCACGTACAAAATCGGCAAAATATCAGATTTGCATGAAATATATGCCTTTCAATCTACTTTTGCAACACTTTGCTTTGAAAATGCCGCCTTTTGTTTTGAACGTGTTCTCATTACAAACAATAAAGCCTCACTATCCAGTCGTTGAAAAATGTGTTTCATTGCAACCCAGTGACGAGTAAATGTTTTGGACCAGTTTTTAGTTGTCACTCCCGCCAGTAATGCCAGCTCCTGGTATTCATAACCTTCCCCACCAAAAAGTTCTGCTTTTACTGCCTGCGCCGCCAGCCAGATTAATTTTTTCAGGCGTTCCTGCGTTTTCCCTGCAATTTTTCTGGTACCGGATTGAGTATTAAATTCATTCCACGCCCACTGTGTTATCGCGATCTGATATTCCCAACAAATACTCCCGCCGTAACACCACAACAACCAGGCTTTATGATGCTCTTCAAGAGACAGCAAAGCCCGCCGCCATGATGATGTCGAAAACTCAACCGGGCTGACCAGGGCAATTGATGAGCCATTCGCCAGTGATTGTTTTCCCGGGATTGGTGGATTATCCCGCGTTATCATTTTTCCAGTCACTTCATCGCGGTACCGGATTTTTTTTCGCCTGTAACGCCCTGTATCGAACATGGCATTCTCCTGCCAGGCTTCAAGCTGACCTTTTGTTGCCCCACTCAAATCAGCGGTGGCGATAATGAGCTGCTCACGCACAAACTGTAAATACTGGTTATTCATGCGCACTCCAGTTCTGTGATTTTTATCCCCAGCCGCCCACCAGGAACGAGCTGACCGCGCACAATATTGATTTCATCAAACTGCTCGTCGTCTATAAGTAGTCCGGCATGCGTCAGCGCATCCAGTGGTGCCTTCAGGATATTGTCCAGGTCACGACGGCGCTTATCCGGTGGCTCTGCAATAATCTTTATCGCCAGCCTTCCGGACAGGTTTAATTTCAGCCGCTGCTGGCGAACAATTAGCGCCACATCACGGCGATAACGCTTTCCGGCTTCCGAGATGAAATACGTATTGCCATGACGTCGCCAGTAGGTATTCACCGTCGGCGGGTAAGGCAAAACAAATTCTATGCGTTCAGTCATTCATGCTTTCCACTTCAGGACACCCGAATTTCTCGCGTGCATTAAAAAACGAATCAGCAACAACAGCTGGCTGCCGTGTTTTTCTTCAAAATCTTTTACCCCGGCGTGCAGTTCGTTATGACATTTACGGCACAGCGGAATAACAAACAAATCATCAGCCTTTGTTCCCATCCCTCCCAGTCCATGACCAATGATGTGATGCGGATCATCTGCCTGATTACCGCACGTCATGCATTTCTGCGTTTTTACCCAACGCGTGTATACAGGCATCTCTTCCCGTTGTGGTTTCTGGCGCTGGAGATACTGAGCCGGTGACTCCGGATCAACGGCAATGCTGACCACCGTCTTTTCCTGTGGCGGGTTTTGCTGGTGGGCATGAGGCAACGGCGCAAGATTTTTTGTGCGCTGCTTCAGTATGCTGGTGGCGGTCTGCTCTCCCGGTACGATGTCGCTTTCGCGGTACAAGGAGCGGATTTTTTCCGCACGTAACCCCAGAGAACGACGTAATACTGCCTCCGGAAGCGCGTCCGCCACCTGATTGCAGACCGCCCACCAGGATAATTCAGCCAGCGACAATTCCCGCTCCTGCGTGCCATTCATTGCATGGCGTATGACGTCAATCATCCATGCTGACAGGTTTTGATGAGCAAGTTGCCCGAGTGATTCGGATGTCTGGTCACGCAACTGGTTGTCGCAGTGCCAGCACAACACCATCGCGCCGGTACCGTAACGATGTATGACGATTTCACTGTGATGATAGTCACCATGAGGCCACTGGCAGGATTTGACATGACGCAACAGCCAGTCAGACAGTGCCCCAGCGCCGCCAGCAGCACGAATCACCCGCTCATCGCTGAAAAATGGCAGTAATGATTTATCCTCCGCCAGCGGCTGGCGAACGGCAGGGACGACTCCGGACGGCAGACCGCGCATGCTTTTCGGTTCAGGCTCCACCAGCACTCGAGGGTTATGAAATACTTGCATGGATTCACAGCCCGGCCTAAGGACCACCAGCCCGAGTTCCGGTACCAGAACAGGTCGAAGTAATACCCGCACGTTACCTCCAGATGCGTTGCTGGAATGTGCGGGACGGACGCGGTGGGCGTTCAGAGTAAGGAAGCCTGACGGAGATTATCCAGTGACGATAATCGAGGCTGAGGGCTTTCTTAATCTCGTATCCGCGTCTGCGGTAGTTATGAATTAGCCATTCGGCCTGTTCTTCAGTACATGGTGGGTGTTGGTACCAGTCGGTTTTAAATGCGTGTGAACGCCGCTCATGCCGGATGGCAAGGTCGGTATCAGAATTGTGAAATTTGGTTTTGTGCGCCATCTGTTTTCTCTGCTGGCGCAGCAGGTGTCAGGTGTTCAGGCTGACGTGCGAATTGTAAACCAGAATGCCAGGAAAAAACAAAACCCGCCGAAGCGGGTTAAGTGCGGGTGCGTTGAGGATGCCTGACACATCAGAGGCGGCGAGGGATTTCTCCCTCGCCAAGTCTCTTACTCCTCAGGTTCGTAGACTGTGAAGACAGCGACCTCCGTCTGGCCGGTTCGGATTCGTACCTCGCAGAGGTCTTTCCTCGTTACCAGTGCCGTCACTATGACGGTTAAACAGATGACGATCAGGGCGATTAACATCGCCTTTTGCTGCTTCATAGCCTGCTTCTCCTTGCCTTTCGGCACGTAAGAGGCTAACCTACGTGTGTAGAGCATAGATATGGCCTCAGATTAATGTTAAGCGTCTTGCCGGACGCGTAATGTTAACTGGGGCTTTTCTCTATCTGCCTTTTGGTGTTCATGCCTGAGACAGATAGCCTCAAGCACCCGCTGCAATTCTACTTAACTCTCCTTTTCCCGCAAACCGTTTTTATCCCCAGCGGCAAATCGAATACACCACCAGCGCCACCGCCATCGCAATTCCTACCGTTGTTAATGCTTCAGGCCAGGTCATCGTAAAATATCCTCCACGCTTATCAGTCCGTTCCGCTCCAGATAACTCATCGCCTTATCCGGTAATTTGCAGTCTGGCTTCGCTTTCCTCAGTTGCCAGGTTAACTGCTTTACCAGCATGGTTAACTCATCGACCAGACGCTGATATCCCACTGGTTTGTATTCATGCAATTTACCGGCTGGCTCTGCTGCCAGCGATACCAGTGCGATTTCCAGAACAGCAATATCCATCTTATATGTGCGGATGATGTCATGGTCGATTGTGCCCGGTATGCACAGTCTCTGTGCTTCAATAGTCTCCTCTGCGTGAGCTATTAACTGCTCTCTGGTAAAAGTCGTCATGCCGTAGCCCCTTCTTGATATTTTTCAAACCAGAACACAACCGGCTCTGCTTCCAGCGATGCCAGCGCAATCCGTGCCAGTTCCATTTGTTCACCACGGGTAAGCCCGTTTTCAAGCGGGTTTTTAATGAACAATTCAATACGTTCTTTGGTAATAGTGGTCATGTGTTACTCCTTAACCCGCAGTGCTTTCAACTGATGAGGGGAACAAAATCTTTTCATCAAACCCTGCATTCATATCATGGACAGCAACACACCAATCCATTGACGAACGATTATCAAGAGCCTCCATGATTTCATCCATGCGGCGCAGGTCATACAGGTAAATGCTTTTATCGCCAATGGTGTAAAAACCAATTTTTTTCGGTGATGGACAGCGATCAAGAACGTCCTGTAATTCGTTCAACCATGCCTGTTCTTTTTTTGTCAAAGTTGCCATATCAGTTTTCCTTATACGGATTAATTTTATTGTGCAGTGTGTTGAACGGAGCCCATACCACGTCGTTATACAATTCAATAACTGGCTCAATTATTTTTCCGATTCCCCATACCAGAATTAACGGGGATATCGGTATCATCAACACGATAAACAGAATGAGAAACAAAAATTCTGTCGCTCTACTTTTTCGCGGATATTCTTTTCTGAATAATGTAGGCACATCACTCTCCTTTGTTGCTCCTCAAAATTTTATGCCCTGGCGCAAAAGCACGCGTTTTGTCGGCACTTATTCGCCACCCATCTTTACGTGCCTCTTTTGCACAGCCAGCCCATGACGTACCGATATACTCACCAAAATCTGGCGACTGATATTTGCCATCCGTACACTGGCGGCAATCACAATAGAGATGCATGGTATAACTTGCGGCAATACCCATTCAGCCTCCTTTGATGCCCGTGTTTACAACCAGGCAGGCCTCCTTGAGTACCCAGTCAATAGCGTCTTTCCATGCTCCGGTTTCAACTGGCGGATCCTCACGCCGTACCTGTTCATAAAAGCGCACAGCTTTAACCAGTCCTTCTGATGTCACCGAAGCTGGCGGGGCCGTGAATAACGCCTGAATTTCATAGTTTGGTCTGTCGTTACAATCCTCTTTTGTCGGGACATATTTCCAGTCACCAACCCACTGCTTCCCCTGAAAGTCTGTAACGCCTTTTTTCACGTAGCGATATCGCCATGCCACTGGTTTTGCCTGCCCTGCCTTTTCATGCCCTTCCTGATAATTAATCTCGCTCATTCATCGCCCCACTCATCACAATATGCTTCGACCGGTGTTTTCCCTGCTTCATAATCATCACGCCATGCTTCAGCATCAGCGGCACTTCCACCGCGTAACTCTGCATAATCCATTAACAGTTCATGCCATTCTTCAAAACTGGCGTTATATTTAGTTGAACCAAAATCAGCCATTTTGTTCTTCCTCTTCGTCTTTTATTTCGTGGTATGAGTAATTGCAGTAGTTAAAGAAAATATCTTTAGCTTCATCCTGTATTTCATCTGGTGTTGCATCATCATCCACTTCGAATTCATCCTCGAAATCTCCACCGGCTATTCCCGTTTCAATAATTATTTTGAATTTTCGCATTTCACTACCGCCCTTTCGGACGGCCTCCTGATGTTCTGAGGGTGCAGGAATCCCTCCGGTTAAGGATTTAATAAAAATCGTTTCTGATTTAAATCTTCAGTATTTAGTTGTTAGTCGGTTTATAGCCTTTATGCTTCGGCCTTATTTCTCAGCCATACACAAACCGGGCCATCTTCGGTGTCATGTATTGAACCAATAAACCATCCATTGCCCTCTGGTCGTTCCGGTTCCCATGCAGAAATATCAGCATCACACGCATCAAGGTCAGCACATCCTTCATCTCTGAAGCAGAGGACGTATTGAAGATTATTTTCCTCCATCCAGGCGTTAAACTCTTCCGTTGAAATATATTCCCGACCGTCACAGAATTTTTCATATTCAGGATGCGTCCAGTAGCCATATTCATCACGTACTACTGGTATTTCTTTAATTTCATTCATTTCTGTTCTCCCACGTTTTCAGACTTTCACCACAGAACGGACAAAATGAAACCCGAACTGGTAATTTAGAAAATTCACCGGAACGCAACATCACAAAATCAGGACCGCGAGTTAAACTCTCATTCCAGATTTTGTATATCAGCAGACCTTTTCGCATCGTGTATTCAGCATCACGCTCAAGGGACTTTGCCAGTGCTGCACATGGTTCTATCTTGTTGCCATTAACCTGGCATTTTGATTCACTCACCGCACCACCTCCTCAAAATTCCCCTGATAAAACGCCAGTACACGCTGCATAGCTTCACTCTTCCGGCACTCGCGACAGATTATGTTTAGGCGCCTGTCGTAGCGACGTATTTCTCCGTCAGGTAATGACCAGATAAGGTCCGGATCAACCGCAGATGGTTTCTTCAGCTTTGCCCTTGAGAGCTTTTTACGGGCATTTTGCCAGTCCTTACGCGCCTGTTCAGACGGGAATAACCCGTAACCAGAGTTGTATACATCGCCACTGGCAACCAGCTCTCTGGCCAGAACGCTCATCAGATATCTTGTTGCCCCAGTTTTAGTTTCCAGTTGTCGTAACGTCTCGCGCCCACTCTGGCGTACGAGTTCAACAACCTGCCCTTTAATTTTTTCCCGCTCTTCTTGTGTAAAAACTTTTGCCACAAGCCCTCCTGAAAATTACCTCATGACCAGAAATTAACACTTACCCCCTGAATCCCGGCGGTATTTCAGTGTCCGGTTCAGAAATGTGATTCACGCAACGCTGCGCAGGCGAACGCCCCAGGCGGATAACCAGTTCATCCCATTTTTCCCGGAGTTTTGCCGGACTCATGATGTTTTTTACCCAGAACGAATCCCGCTGGAGACGCCCAAACATTTCACAAATTTGTCTGTGAGTTCTGCCATCCAGCATCCGCATTGTGCGAACGTCATTGGCCCATGCTGTCCAGTTGGGTTCTTTCGGTCTAGTGATCTCGCCATCATCGCTGGCCGCCTGCTCGTAAAGACTCACGATTCGTCCCCAGATCCACTGTGCGCACACCAAATCTTCCTGACTTCCCCACTGGCGTTTTTTCGCACTGAACACAACCGCGTCAGGGTGTCGGGTTAAAAAATCCTGTTCAGCCGTCTGCGGGTCCGGTTGCGAAGCGTCCGGACAAGAAGATCTTTTATCTGACGGATCAGGTTTTAATACTGACGGATCGGGGTCAATCATCGCCCCCCTAATCGGCAGTTTTTTATCAACGGTTGATCCATCAAAATTTGACGGGTCAACCGTTGAGGGGTCAATATTTGACGGGTCAACTGTTAACGGGTCATTTTTTGCCGGGCTAATTTTTCTTTTCGGTTTATATGACTCACGCGCCGCCGCCGCAGCTGCTTCGAGTTTTTCCACATTAAGCCGATAGATATTGCTTACATTACGCCCACCGACCTTACGCTCTTCCTTCGTCAGCCAGCCCTCTTTCGCCAGTTCTGCAATAGCCGATTTCACTGTGGATTCACTTCTTGCACCGATCTGACGCCGGATAGTTTCAATGGCAGGCCATGACACGCCCTCGTCATTGCTGTAGTCTGCAAGACGGGCCATAACCGCCACCCTGGATAAGATCATGCCGGTGAAGGCGCACCCTTCCCAGACAAGACCATGAAGCTTGCTGCTCATAAAACCCCCGAACACCGTGCTTTTAGTGCATCACCACAGCATTCCCTGCCGGGCCGCCGCGATTCATCTGGTCATACAAAACAACCGCTGACGCAACAAAATCATCGACATCCTTCACCAGCCGATCCCTCCGTTCGACGATCTCACGGTAATATTCAGAACTGTGGCTGCGCATACGGGCCACCAGCAAAGGCGGCATCGCCTTTTCGATCGCCGGTAACAGAGCCTGCATTTTTTCAACAGCATCAGGGGTGTCTTTATCCAGCCAACGGAAAATTTTCTGGGTATTACGGGCCAGGGCTTCCGGATGGCTGTCGTCATACAGTTCCGGGAACGTCATTCCCAGCTCGAAATACGCTTTGGTAATTTTCGCAGCCGATACTTTTTCGCCGTCCGGATGCGCCCAGGCATTCATCGCCATGCGGATGTGTTCATGCTTGATTTTCATGAATCAACTCCCATCAGCTTTTTCGTAGTAGTTTTATTCCTGCCAATAGTTAAAATTGCATCGGCAGAAAATAATCCGTTTGATGCAAGAGCGATTTTTTCAGCGTAATTTGTTTCGCCGGTATATTCTGTGCGAGGCAATTTTCCGTTATCCATCCATTTATAGATTGCTCTTTGGCTGACACCACAAACGTCGGCCACAACAGCAACGCGAACAGTTTTGATTACATCTTCAAGTGTTTTCTGGTTCATATCACCCTCACAATGTGAACTTTGAGTACATGCTATAACAGAACTGACAGTACATTCAAGAGCGAATATCATTGAACTTATGGTTCATGAAGATAAAGCGCGTAAAGAGTTCGCCAGTAGGCTTGCGCTAGCCTGTGAAAACGCTGGTTATGAACAACATGGAAGGCAGGCAGAAATTGCCCGTCGAATGAAATTAACACCAAAAGCGGTTAGCAAATGGTTTAATGGCGAAACAATTCCTCGCCGGGAGAAATTAAGGGAATTAGCAACACTAATAGGAACAACACCAACCTATCTTTTGGGAGAGGATACAGAAGAAAGTGGACAGGTACGTTTCTATCAGGAGTTAAATCCAAGACAAAAAATCATCATTGACCTTCTGGACGAGCTCCCTGACAGTGAGACAGATGAACTTTTAAAAACTCTTGAAGAGAAAAAACAGAAGTACAATGCAATTTACGAAGAGTTAGCACGAAAGAAAAAACAAAAAGCCTCTTAAACCAGCATAAATCCGGTAGCGCCTTCCTCCGGGTTTGTGCTTCACTTTATCCCATCTCATTTTTTTACACACAGAATGTACTAAAAGTACTTTACAACAATGAACGCAAAGTACATTATATACCTGCCACCCACCCCGCCCCACAGAATGCAGGGCAATACTTCGAGTTACCAGGCAGTGGTCAGGGGTTAAGTAGCCAGCCCGAGGCGTAAGAACATGACGGCAGGGTTCAACTTTAATAACTATGCAGCAGGTTTTTGTTCCGCTACCCCGGCGTTAAGGGGAAATGAGGTCAGCATGGATACTATCGATCTTGGCAACAGCGAATCTCTGGTATGTGGCGTGTTCCCCAACCAGGACGGCACGTTCACCGCAATGACGTATACCAAAAGCAAAACGTTTAAAACCGAAAATGGTGCCCGTCGCTGGCTGGAAAGAAACTCAGGTGAGTGATATGGATTTCGACACAATCATGGAAAAGGCTTACGAAGAATACTTCGAAGGCCTTGCCGAAGACGAAGAAGCTCTCAGCTTCAGTGAGTTTAAACAGGCGCTTTCCAGTTCGGCAAAATCTAACGGCTGATAAGCGAAACAGCACCGCGAGGAATCAGTATGCAGAAACGAGAACCCGTCATCATCGCGCCAGACTATACCGATGATGAACTTTATGAGTGGATGCGCCAGAAAATTAATGCAGCGCAGGATCTGAAATGGGCTAATGAAGCCAGGGCTAAGCAGGCTGAAAATCTGTCCTCTCTGGAGCAGGATATCACCAATCTGGAAAAAGCAGCGGCATTAACCATTGCCAGAATGATTACATACCCGCGTTAA